CCTCTTTGTAGGCATCACCAAGTAACGCTTTGTAGTTCATATCGTTAATTTCCTCCTGCGTTTTTTTACCGTTGCTTCCCTGCAACGCTGCGAAATTTGTATCCCGGCTTCCCTGCCGTGTTTATAGCAAAGGGTTATTCGCCCTCTGTTTCATTGTCGATTTTGCTTAGAATCTTTTTGAAAAGTTCAAGCTGTTCTTTAGAAGGTTCTTTCGGCTCTGTTTGAGCAATCGCTACATTGGCATAAAGAGCGGCTTCTTCAAGGTGAGTAAGCGCAATGCTTCTTTCTCGATTCGGCTCAATTTGCAAAATCAGCTTCTCTGCATATGAAAGTGAATCGTAAATATGCTGAAATAAAGCCATCTCTGCTCTTGAAAGTGCTCTGCCCTTATACATTGTTGCTTTCCTTTCCATCAGCCTGATTGCCGACCATTTTGTTGGTGTCAACAATATGGTCTGTGGGCTGTTCCTGCGGCTTCGGTGCTTTCCCATCCTTGCCTAGCTTTCCGGCGGCAATCAGGAAGGGCTTGCTCATTTCGTAAGCGGCCTGCGGGTCAGGGAACAGACCGGGCGTAGTAAACGCCAACTGCGGGTCAATGCTCTGATTAAGCATCTGTGCAAAAATCTGAACCTTGCTCTGCTGGTTATCGTACTGACGGCGGGGCAGTTTGATATTGATGTCGCTTGCCATCAGCTTAGAACCAGCCGTATCACGCAGAATTTTGAGCATCACAGACAGGCTTTGACGTTCCGAGAACTTGAACATATTCTCGTACTGCTGCGCCCTTGCCTCTGTGTGATTCCAGCCGTTGCGGACAATGACTGCGCCCACGTTGTCGGACGTTGCGTTCTCACTGCCAGTGGCGCTGGGCATAGCAGTCAGACTGCGGTACACGTTCAACATGGAATCAAGTAAGGTCTGGCTCTGCTGCTGGTCAAGTTCGTTTGCAATCTGCTTTACATCAGCGGCAAGACCAGCGGTAGACTTGATGGACATTGCGCCCATCTGCTTAACAGCATCCAGCGCTTCCTTGTCCACAAGACAGTTTACAAACACCAAGATGGACTGGATGAACTGCTCAACGCCGTCCAGACGGTTGCTTTCAAGATTGTTGATGGCATCCAGAACAGGGATGGCCGGTTCAAACAGCCCCATGCGCTCTGGGTTGAGCTTGTATTCGACCATCGGAAGCATCCCCAGAGAATGGCTTTCAGATTTTGTGATCTTGCCGTTGTCGATTTCAAAGTACTGGTTTGGCGTGTACACGCAAATCAGGTCGTTCAGGTCATTCTGATAATTGCGTGGAATGTGCAGCACGTTGGCAATCGGCTTGTGACCGATGCCGGAGTTGTAAATCACATACGCCATGTCCGGGTCGGGAACGTCCACCAGCAGGGGTGTTTCGTCCGGGTAGTTACCGCCATACCCCTTGTCAGGAAGAACAATGCGGTATCCCTGTCCGCACTCCAACATCCACTGCCAGAGCCGCCGATCAAGCGCGTCCTTGCCCTCATACTGCAAGGCGTTAGACAGCCGGGCGATTTCCTCGCCGTCACCTGTTGCCGTTTCAGACCGCACATAAGAGCACGGCGTACCGCTCATATAGCCCGTGTAAAAGCCCACGCACTCGTTGGCGTGGTTCTCTACAATGCGGTTGGTAATTTCGGCGTGGTACTCCTTCGTGCGTTCGAGGACAGGCTGGCTACCCAAGTAGTAGTTGTGCAGAAAGCGGATCTCGTTCTTATTCAGCAGATGAATAGGCTCCGCCTTGCCCATGACCACTTTCAGCACGTTTGCCCGATTGATTTCCGTCTCCGGCGTTTCAATCGGTCTGCGTCCGGTCAGCGGCTTATTCAAAAAGTCGTCAACAACTATCTGATACTCAGCCATGCGTTCCTCCTTTCCGGCAAAATAAAAAGCGCAGCAAGACAAACCTGTTAAGGTCTATCTCACTGCGCTTACAACTGCGCTTCAAAAGCTATTCAGTTCTTAAACTTTGGTACGGAGACCCATGTATCTTTTGGAAGGTTGGAGTCTCCAATTGTAATCCAATGGCAAAGAGGGCACAGAAGGGAGAACTTACCTTCCACTTCGCCAAGATAACGTCCGCAATCACACGGATTGCCGTTTGCGTCTTTTCGAGGACGCTTGCATCGTACTTTTGCTACCATCTGTGCTCCTTTCGTTGGATTTCTGGAAACAGGCTGTTGAGCACAGACCTGTCGGAAGCTACTGGGAAACTGTTCGCACTTCCAGCCGTGCTATTCTTCGCCCGAAGAAAACCATTGCAGCCTTTACATTCAGTTGTTGGACAGACGTAAACGGGTCAGCTGCAATTTTGGTGCTGCATAATGGATTTGAACCAATGTATGTCCGGTTATGAGCCGGATGCTCTAGCCTAACTGAGCTAATGCAACATAGAAACCCGGCTTAATTGGTTAACCGCTGCTCTTTGCAATGTCATGTCTAACCATTGCATCGAGAGCCGGGAGTAGCGGTGGAGGATTCAGAGAATAGAAAGCCAAGCAAAGAAGATAGTTGTGCTGCGTAACGGAATCGAACCGTTGCTTGCCAGCCATGGGGGAGACAGACTGGCATTCCCCAAACAATTGGAAACGCAACATATAAAGTCCGGTGAAGGTGAAAGAGTGAGAAAACCTCCACCGGTGAAAGGAGGAATATGCCTATTGACGCCAAAGCAAGTAAAAATGACAAAACCTTGCTGCGCTGGGCTATTCCTTAGAGGAAGCTGCAAATCTTCCTGCGTACATTATAAGCCTTGTCAAGTGGTGAAATCAAATAAATAGACCCAGCGAACACAATATATTGTGTTTTTAATCAAAAAGGCCTCTTGACAGGCTCAATTTTACTGATTCCGTTATACAATTCATCGGCAAGCTGTGCCAAGCTGTCCGGTGCATCATCGTGCGGAACTTTGCCAAGCTGTGTGAACATCGTCACCTGTTCCATGAACGCCTTGTACTCTTTCGACTGGTGCTTCTCGTCAAGAAAGTAAAACCGTTTGATGTCCGGCGCATACTGGATGATTCTGGACAGCTTGCTTTGACCACTTGGCGCACGCTGGCTGCGGACAGAGCAGTGATAGCCCTGCTGCCGGAGCTGGCTGTCTACCACGTCACAATATTCATCGCCGCCATTGTTTGCTTCGCCACGTACCACATTGATTTTATGCTGGATGATTTTGCCCACGACTTCCGGTCTAGTCACAGTCTTATCGCCGTTGTTGAACACAAGGTCTGGGATGAACACGGCATCCCCGTACACATAAGCGATAGGACAAGCGGTGAAGTCGCCGCCACCCCATGCAATATCCATGACCATGAGCTTGCGATCAGGCTCGCCGTCAGGCAGAACGCCGTTGAAATACCGCAGTTCATCGGCAGGGAAGAGCAGACCTTCACGCACATAGGGCTTGCCCATGTACTTTGCCCACCATGTTGCATCATCGATGCTGGCTTTCATGTCAGCATAGTAGGCATCGTCAAAGCCTACACCGTAGTCATAATTGAAGTTACTGTGTCCGTTCTCATCCACCGCAGGAATCACGCGGAATCTGTACTTCGGATTGTCTGCATACTGGTTCTGGATGCGCCCCAGAGGGTCAAGCACGTTCCAGCGTGTACCGACCATCAGCTCTAATGCGCCTTGCTTTTTGCGGTCTTTCAGCTGGTTCAAATAAGCATCATACTTGTTGTTCAGACGCTCAACATTCAGGCTTTCCTCCAAGTCCTCAATCAAGTCATCACTGTACAGAACGCCGCCCTCGCCGATTTCAACAGCACCAGTCAACGTGCCGCCGATGGAACGACAAGTCAGGGTGGGGAAGCGCTTCTTTCGGTTCAGGTCAACACTTTCGTCCTTTGCGCTTTTGTCCACAAGCTGAACGTCAGGGAAGATTTTGCCCCAGTTGTAGGTCACGGGGTCGGTGATAATGGACAGCACTTCGCCGTAGAAGCCATTTGTCAGCTTGTCAGAGTGCCCGCTCATAACCGATGCAACGTCAGGGCGATTGCCCATCAGCCATGTGATGAAAAAGATGCACAGGGTACTGTTATGGGTAGGAATCAGGCGTTTTCCAGCGCAGTACACGCCACCTTCGACCTGAATGCAGTTGCCCTGCTTCGGCTTGATGCGTTCAAACCCGCAAAACGCCACACGGCGAGGTTTGGAAAACTCTTTTAACTGCTTGCGAGAAACAACGCAAGGGATAGGGCAGGTAGGATTAAAAGAGATGGAATAGACTGTCAGATTGCCTTTAATGCCGCTAGATGATACACGAGGAGGATATTCAACCACGCTACATCTCCATCCAAAGGTAGAAACCAGCGTGACAAAATCATCTCTCATTTGCGGCTCTGTGGTAGAAAAAGCGTACCGATGCTCTTTTGCCCGTAACGTACCGTCTGTATCGAGCAGACCTGCAAGCAATTCCATACGCTGTGCAATGCTGGCTGTGAAGTATTCTTCTGGAATGTGCTTCACGCAGCGGCGGTGGCTATGGCACATATCGCCTTTTTGAAGTGCCTGTCGCAAACCAGAGAATCCGTAATATTCAACACCAGTACCCTTGTGAACCGTGTGCCAGCTAACAGGGTAGCCATCGTTAATGACACGCTCAACAATTACCCGATCACAAGGCGGTTCGCAAATATCCGGGTGCTGATTGCGACCATCACCAAGCCAAGCACCCAACGTATACGGCTCAACGGGCAGTTTTTTATACTCTCCCTCAACAAAATTTTTGAACGGAACCTGATAGCAGAATCTTATGCCATCTTTTGTATCGGTAACATAATCCTCCATCATCCGCTTGGTTTCAACAACATCAAATCCGTTCTTATGGCGGTTAAAGACCGGCCACTCGTGATTTTCATGGCAGTCAATGTATGTGCTGTCGGAGAAATGGCAGCGCACATTAAGCTGGCACTTAGGCGAAACAGCCAGCACCTTTACAAACTGGCCTTTCGGACTGATAACTTCATCACCAACCTGCAAATCGCCGTGATTCTTCCAACCACTCCTTGTTAAAATCGGCGTATCATCGCTCAAAGCCTTGCCAACGCGAGCAGGAAGACTAACTCCCAAGAAGTCAATCCGCTTGTAAAACAAGTCCTCTAGGTCATCCGCCAGCACTTTCAGAACCCTGCGTCTAGGCTGATAGAACTTCTTCTCCGGCGCACGGTTCCATTCAAGGTAGATACAATAGCTGTCGAACACATCTTTTGCTTCAAACAGGTACGTCCGACCGATAATGTCATAAACCTTTGCCACGTCCTCGCCTGTTTTCATCTTACCCATCATGGCTGCGCAGACGGAACGCAGCTCACCAGAGTATTTGTAGGCATCGAACCGCTTATCCTGTGGCAGAGCGTCTCTCAGGTTCACAACCGCCTGAAACCAGTCCTCATAGACCTGTGCTTCGGTCGGATTCTGTTTTGCATACGCTTTGATACTGTCAATGATGGCGATACACTGCTTTGGCTGCATAAAAAATAGGCACCCCCTACCTGAAAATGTAAAGAGTGCCTACAACTGCACAAAAAATAAAATATTCGGTTTTATAATTTCACTTCAGAAAATTATTTGCTAAAACCCATCTTAATAAATGGAGTGTTCAGTTTATTTGACTTCTTCTGCAAGCTGGTTGAGCCTGCGTTTCAGCTCGTCCGCATCGTAGTACAAGGCGTTTGCGATGGCATTGAGAATATCGGGCTTGTCGGTATAATCGCACAACGTTTCAATGAGCTTCAAACTCTGCTCTGACAATTTTACGGTTTTCATGTCGTTTTCCTTTCGGCTTTATTCTCCCGCTTTGAAATTGTAAATCGGCTTAATGTGTTTTACAATATCAACTGCTGGAGATATTGCATTGATGATCTCCTGTGCCGGTTTATAAGCCATCGGGCATTCATCCAACGTGGATTCATCGGCTGACGTAGTATAAATTCCGTTCATCTGCTTTTGGTATTCCTCAACGCTAAATGCTTTTTTTGCCGCTGTTCTGCTATATAGTCTGCCAGCACCATGCGGAGCAGAGAAATTCCAATCAGGATTACCCTTGCCAACACAAATAAGGCTTCCGTCTCTCATATTAAGAGGAATAATCAGCTTCTCACCCTCTCTAGCGGATACAGAGCCTTTTCGGATAATATCATCCGATTCATCAATATAATTATGAACAGTTTCAAAAAAAGACGCATGGGTCAGCATAGAATTGATTCCAACGCCGTCTAAAATGGTATGCATGATTCTTGCTCTATTCATCCTTGCAAAAGCCTGACAAATCCGCATATCATTAAGGTAAGAATCACGTTCTTCGCCTTCAAGATAGCAAAGCTCATTCGGAATATCAGGGAACTGAACATCCAATTCTTTGATTTTTTGCGAGATTTCTTGTTCACGACCCTGCGCTTTCAGTTCCGCAATCAGACGTTCCGTAGCTTCTTTTCTTTTATTCTTTCCTTTGATATTTGAGATAGCTACGTTTTGATGATACTCTGCGACTTGCTTTCCAAGATTTCGGCTTCCAGTATGGATAACAAGGTACTGGTTTTTTTCTTCATCTTCGTCCAGCTCGATAAAATGATTGCCGCCACCCAAAGTACCCATGCTACGGAGAATCCAGTCAACATTATGTAGGCTATCTTTGCAATCAAGCTGGCTAAGGAAAGAATCTGACATTTTCTGCGATTCGTGAACATTCATTCCAGCCGGGACACGTTCTCTGATTACTTTATCTAACTTTTTCGGGTCGATATGTTCAATTCCGAGTTCAGCGACAAGCATCCCGCAACCAATGTCCACGCCCACAATATTCGGAATGACTTTCTTGCCCAAGTTTGCCGTAAACCCAATTACGCACCCGGAACCAGCATGAACATCTGGCATAATGCGAATTTTGCATCCGTCAACAAAGCTCTGATTACAAAGCGTTAGAATCTGCTCAGATGCCTTATCTTCGATGTTGTCCGTAAACACCTTTGCGGACGCATATTTCCCATCAATCGTTTTCAATGTATTCTCCTTTCTCATTCGGTTTTATTCTAGGTTGCGAACAATGTCACCTGTTCTGTTCAGCAATCCGATACCATGTCTGGCGGGTTACATAATATTTGCTTGTTCATCAAGCCACGTTTCGCGGTTAAGTCTTTCCTTCTTTTCGATTAAGGTAGGAGTAAACATTTTATCGCTCTTCCATCCCGCATATTTCTTAAAATACGCAAGATAATCTTCTGCTATTGCGGGAATACTTTCCAAAATAAATGTAAGAAGAGCAACTCTCATTTGCCGCTTAAACGTTTCGGAAGGGCCTTCTTTCTTGAAATCAAAAAATATGTTTTCATCATAAAACAAAACATTGCATTTCTTAGATTGGCATTCCAGCATAAAGGAAGTAAAATCTTTGCAGTTTACAAAATCGAAAACCGAACGAAATGTCAAATCTGCATCTTTTTTGATAAAATCCCAATAAAACGGTTTTTGCTTTTCCATGTTGTTCTCCTTTTCTCTTGCCTGTTGGAGAAAAGAATGGTATACTGTAGTTGCACCATTCTTTTTCCTGTTTTGACTAGTTTGGTGTACTCTTAGCGGTGGCTTGTGGTTGGGCTGCCGCTATTTTTATTTGCGTATCTTTCGACACGCTCATACCAAGTGGATTTCCCGATGCCAAGCTGCTTGCAGCACTCTTTTACAGTAATTTTGCCTTTTTGCTGTTGCTTTAATAGGCTTTCAAACTGCTGCTCGTCAACTTGCTTTTCCTGTCTGCCAAAACTACGGCCTGTTCTGGCCGACACTCTCTTGCCATCAACAATAGGCATGGCAGCTATGCCCTCTGCCTGACGTTGCTTGGTTTTCTTGCGTTCCTGTTCAGCTACTGCGCCCAAAACCTCAATAAGGATGTTGTTTACCATTTCCAGCACCCACGTCTGGTCTTGGAAGTCAATAAGCGTGGTCGGAATGTCGAGAATGCGAACAATCACGCCTTTTTCTTTGAACCATTGAAGTTCTCGCTTCATTTCGTCTTTGTCACGCCCGAATCGGTCAAATTCCTTGACGATGACTTCATCCCCAGCCTTGACAGTCTCTTTCAATCGTTTATACTGCGGACGGTCAAAGCTGCTACCTGTCATTTTATCACAAAATACATTCTCGTCCGGGATGTCGAACCGATCTCGTGCGATTTTAAGCTGTCTTGCAAGGCTTTGCTCCTTACTAGACACTCTAGCTAAGAAGTAACGCATTTTTTCACCCATCACTTGATGTCAAATCCATTTTCGACTTTTGTCTCACGAGGGACTACCATAATCTTGTATCCCATAACCCTTAGTGTTTCATCCAGCTTGTTGACACTAATGTTTTTGTGCCTTAGACGTTCATTCAAGGTTTTAAGCGGAATGTCAAGCATATCACTTAACTTCGCTTGGTTCAATTCCTTCAATTTCAAAATTTCCTTTATCGCTTCACTTGCCGTCATTTTTCTTCGCCATCCTTTCTTGATTCTATTATATCAAGATATTTCTGGATGTCAAGATATTTCTGGACTTTCTTTGCTTGCGCTTATATTATATATAAATATACTCTAGTATGTATTTATACATACTAGAGTAGTATAAGGGTGTTTACTTAGTTAATCACAATCAGGTAGAAAATTTTCTATAATAAGGAGTAATTCTGCCAAACTTCATTTCCGTAAAACTTTGGGTCTTGACAAGCATATTTTCGCGCTTTATACTTGTTCCAGCGAAAGCGAGGTGATAGGCTTGGTAAGACGAGCAGAAACCTCGGAACGTGATAAGCTGCGCATGATAAGCACCCGGCTCACAGAGAGCCAGATCGCAAGCATGGAGAGCAGCGCAAAGGCATTGGGCATCTCAAAGGTTGATGTTATCCGCATGGGTATCGAGTGGGTAGCATCCTACGTTGAGAACATCAAGGCATAAAAAAATAAGCTACCAGCGAGTACTTTGGACGGTCACGCTGATAGCTTATCCACATCACGAAACGAGAACCTGCAACCACCAAGGGGGCAGTCTCCCTTTTCGGAATCTATTATACCAAAAAGGGCTGCTCTCCGCAAGAGTTAGGAGAAAAAACATGAACTTTCCCACGACAACCGAAGAATTTCTGAAAACTTTCGCCCACGGCAAAGAACCGACCAGCGAGGACAGGGAGTACGCAGAAGCACTGGGTAAGCTGTCCGAACTGAACTACCGGGCAGGGTACGAAGCGGGAGTAAACAAAAATAAGGGCTGAATTTTGTGCAAATCTACAAACTTTTAGATTTTGTACAGATACCAGTACTACATTAAGCGTTTGCGTAATTGACAAACCACAACATATTGCGTATACTGGTTGCACCCACATGAAGGGAGGTGAGTTTATGTATAGCCCTTATCTCGAACGCCACAATCACACGTTCACTGTTGCACTGACCGAACGGCAGTTCCAGTGGCTGAAAGCCTATTGCACCGAACACAAGGTTGCACAGGCCGCAGCCATCCGTGACACGTTCTTTGAGGTGCATCCCATCCCGGAGACCGATGAAAAAGAATAAGACGCTCGCTAAAGTTTGCAGACCACAGCGAACGTCTTATGAAACACTCAGAGAGTATAGACCCTCTTTGGGTTATTATACCAGAGATGGCCTGCTCTCGCAAGATAGAAAGGTCAAATTTCTATGAATAATAATCTCGAAACCATCCGAATCTTCTCCGAAGATGTTATCCCCGTGTACAACACCGACACTGGCGAAAAGGTAGTGCTTGGTAGGGAGTTGTACGAAAGGCTGAAAATTAAGACCGATTACACGCATTGGTTTGCAAGAATGTGTGAATACGGATTTGTCGATGGAACGGATTATTTCACGGATGTCAAAAATGTCACCCGTGACGATGGGCGTAAAATGCCGCAAAAGCAAATCGACCACATCATCACTCTGGACATGGCGAAGCACATTGCGATGATTCAGCGGACACCGCAGGGCATGGAGATTCGCCAAAAGCTGATCGACCTTGAGAAAAACGTGTCCGTCAACCAGTTCGCAGGGCTTTCTAAGGAACTGCAAGCAATCCTTGTGATTGACCAGCGCACCATGAAACAGGAGCAGCGCATTTCCGCTCTTGAGAACACCATGACCATCGACTACAACCAGCAGCGTGTGCTGAAGCGTGTCGTGAACACGGTGGTCATCAACGCTCTTGGCGGCATGGACAGCCCGGCCTACAAGAGCCGTAGCGTCTCTCAGAAGCTGTTCATGGAATGCAACCGGGACATTCAGGACTGGTTCAACGTGAACAGTCGAAACAACGTGCCAAAGAAGCGGTTCGATGAAGCTGTCGAGTACATCAAGAAGTGGAGACCGTGTGCGAACTCTGTTATGTTGGTTCAGGTCACGAACGGCCAGACCCAGATGCCCATGTGAAAGGAGAACAACTATGCTTACCGCAGATAAGATTCAGGATATGGGGGAATACCTCAACTACGCTTTCGAGACCATGCTGAAACTCTGGCGCACCGTTGACTACGGCGAGTGCGTCCACGAGCCTGTTATCGCTTGTGACGGAAAGGTTGTCGATAGCGGTCAGCTTTCCTTTGAACCGGACGAAAACGGCGAGATCGAGCCGGTTCTGCTCCGGGACAACAAGTGCATTATGCACGATGTGAAGTATTGGATGCCCTTGCCCAATGTTGAGTACCATCCATATCACAGTGAAATTGTGAAGTAAACAGCCCATAAGAAAAGCCAGTGGTTAGAGAACATCTAGCCGCTGGCTTTTTGTGTTGTGGATTATTTTGCGAGGTCTGCGTACTTCACTTCTATGCGCGGGAGTTCATCGGTCGTGCCAGTCAACGCTCTAGTGATTTTCTCAAGCCCGGTAAACTCACCATAGACGGTGATAATATCATCTTCCAGAATCTTCACAGCGTCGCCACCACGCTTGTCCAGCATATAATACTCATCATCTGCATAGAATCCGTATCCGCTGTTATCGGTGTAGGCTCTCCATGCTTTCCTGCTGCCGGAAAAGTTTGCGCTTACAATCTGTGCAACCCTGACCTTGACCATAACCTTAGTTCCTTTGTACTTATCGGGATAGCGGAACAGTTCCTTGTAATCCATCTGCCGGCACTGCGGCTTATAAGCATCCTCGCTGATTTCAGGCGCAAAGTCTCCGCTATCGCAGCCAACCAACATAATGCAAGCCAAGATAGCCATCAGGACTGCCGCAACGATTCTTTTTCTCATTTTCGGTTCTTCCTTTCTTTGGCACATAGCCTTTAGCTGATTATACCACAATCTAGGCTCCGAAAGGGGTCTTTTTGTATTTTTCGGAATTTTTGGAGACTTGCACAATCGGATGGGTTTTGGTTTGTGAAGGTGGGGTGGGTGTTGGCAACACGAACCCCGAAAAAACGCCTTTTTTGAATTTTTTCTACGCGAGGTGTCGACCACCCCACCCCCCGGCTCGCCCCATATACCCCAGAGGTGGAGACCCCAGCCCCAGCGCACCCGGAACGACCGCACACGACAGGCAGCAATACAGGCCGTGCCAGATGCAAGGCAGACCATGCAAGGCACAACACACACGCCCGGACGCTTGACACGCTGCACCGGTCTGCACTCGATACCAGACAGACCGCGCCGGGCAAATCGGGACGGCGGGCGGGTGCTGGACTGCCTGCAATGTGTCCGGCAAAGTGTACAATTTCGGACGTTTATTTTTATCCATATTTATATGGATATATTTTGTCAAAAGCATTGACAATCCATATATATATGGATATAATATAATCAATCCAGATAAATATGGACTACAACCACAATACACCAAAACAGGAGGGCAAACTATGAAAAAGTATTATCACGTTATTTCCGAACGGAACGACGATTACATCTCGACTGTTGCAATTGCTGAAAGCCTTGAATCTGTAAAGGCCCACTTTGCAGATCAGAACGTCCGCGAAATCGTCGAACTTAATGCCGCACAGGTCAACACCATTTCCGCAGCGGCTGCAACGACCATTATTGACCTTACCGCAGGACAGCCCCAGACTATCGCCCCCGAAGCGGTCAAATGCGCTGACCTCTACACCGCCACATTTGAGGACGGCACGTTAATGACTGGTACGCTTAACCAGCTCTATGCTGCCCAGAATAACCGCAAAATGGCCATTAAGCCCGTTGTGTGGCTCTGGTGCAGTGACAGCGGCTTGTATATGGTAGATTACATCTTAGAGGGCGCGGGCTGGACACTGGGCGTGTTTGATACGCTGGCAGAGGCAGAAAAGGCAGTGGCAGCATTTAACGCACAGCCTGCAACAGATGTGGCGGCAATGCTCACAGAAACCGCTCTAAAACGCTTTACCTGTGAGGTAAAATGCAAAGCACTGGGCGACGATGGCAAGCAATATGATGCTGTTTGGTGTCCAGATTGTGGACAGATTTACTACACCATCCCGGCAAAAGTTAAGGTATTGGGCTACATCCCGCAGTATAAGGAGGACTAAACGATGACAAAAACAGATGAAATCAACGCCGAAATCAGAAATCAGGCCGTGCGCCTTTATCCCAAGTGTGCCGGGCTGTTTGAGCTGCCGTTGATGGTATACACTCAGATTGTAGCGGACAACCTGACCCGCTCCAAGCCGTACCGCTTAAGCGTTGAGCGTTGCAAAAAAATTATTCTGGCAATGCCTGAATTTGACTAACGGAGGGTTTACAGTATGATTACTCTTGACTTTACCCAGTGGGCAGCTCTCTGGTATGTGGGCGGCATGATTTCCGGCGCACTCGTTATGATCGCATTTCTTAACAGCTGAGGGAGGGTAAAACAATGACAGACTTAGAGCAAAAATGCAACGAATACCGCGAATATAAGCGGCTGGCAGAGCAGGCGGAGCAGATGCGGGACAGCCTGCGGGATGAAATAATTGCTATGATGCAGGGAGCACCGGAGGTTGTTGCAGGCGCTTGCAAAGTGATGTATAAGGACGTGCAGAGCGTCCGGCTCGATAGCAAGCTACTCAAGACGCTGCACCCGGACGTATATGCAGAGTGTAGTAGCAAAACCAGCTATAAGCGTTTTAGCGTGGTATAAGGGGGTTATAATATGAGCGTCGATCTTATTTCCCGTATCTTTTCGGACTATCACAAGGGCAAGGGCGGCACCAACGGCCGCAAATACCGCTATACACTCGAATATAATCCATTGTCCGCCGTTCACACTTGGATTATTCGGCAACCGCTGAACGGCGGCGCGTGGGAATGGGTGCAGCCGCTTCCCTTAAATCTGTGCTTCACGCCGCGCGGCGCTGTACGGTGAAAGGGAGGTGAATGCAAAATGATATTTTCTTGCGTTTTGTTTTTCTTTTGGTTTTTCTCTGCGTTGTTTAAAGCGTCCAAATAAGAAGCATTCCACCCGGTCAGCAATGGCCGGGCTTTTCTTTTGCCTTGCATCTGCTGAGGGTGCAGGGCTTTTATTTTGTCCAGATGCAATGCAGCCCATACAAGCGTTTACAGCGCGTTTTGCCGTGTCAATGCAATTATACAGCCCACGCCGCAAAACAGCGCACAGAGCCTTGCAGGGGCTTTTCCTGTAATTTGTCCCACTCAACCGCCCACGATAACAGACCGACACAAGCAGCTATAATACCGCCTGCGCCACGCCGGACGCTGCACAAGTCAGCGCAGCCGCCCTATTATAATAATGTATATAAGGGTGCAGCATATCGCAGACCATGCCAGCCCGGCGGGGTCAGCTCCTGCCGTGTGTGGATCGCTGGCAAGTGCTGACACGCTGTCAGCAGTACAGACCCGGCGCACCTGCTGAGGGGTCAACGTCTCCACCTGTACCGGGTCAGCCCGGCGGCGTCTCGATACTTCCCACGCCCGGCGGGGCAGTCCAGCGGCAAGGGCGCGGCGGGCGGCGCGGAACCATTGGCGGCTACCGCCGCAGCTCTTTTCGGGCTTTCGCCCGATAGCCAATAGAGGTCAGCAATAGTCGCAGCGTTCCAGCTGGAATAGTCGTAGCCAATAGTCGTAGTTTCTCCGATAAAATAGTCGTGGAATAGTCGTAAAGTCATCAGACTACTAGCTTTTGAAAGTCCTATATATCGTATAGTAACGACTAGTCCGCTGATAGTCGCAGAGTAATAGTCGTAGCGTTTTCTTACGAACTTTCGTCAAATAGTCGTGTATTTTTTGTGTGAAATAGTCGTTTACCTTTTAGGAAAAGAGAGGCGCGATAGTCGCTAAGTCATCCGACCACTCCCAAAATCACCTTTCGTTCCAATTTCGCATAATTTATTCTTCCGCTAGTTATATCTATTTCGTATAATAGCCGTACTTATTATAGTATACAGATATAGTTACTCCCGATAATCACGGATTATTTCGTATAATAACTCGTACCATCCGATTCGGTCTACTCTTGTTCGATTTAATTCCCAGTAGTACACTATGGTATCTTATTCAATCCATAGCATTCTGCTAGGAATAGTTATGCAACATTTCTACATATTCAACCGATTACAAAATGAGATCAATTCTCCATGTCTGAAATAGTCGCAGACCATCCACCACTCCGAACCTCACGTCAGTTCTCGCCTACGGTCTGCTCTGCTGGCTAACAGTGCAGCTTTGGAGATAGAGGGTTATAGGGGGAAAGAACCTTTACAAGCGATTGAACTCTGGTTCACTGCACTGCCGCTTCTCCTGTTCCTTATCAATCCACATATCAGCAAAGGCTTTCCAGTTGGTGATAGGCTTTCCAGTCTTGGTCATCCAACCTGTTCCCTCATAGTAATTCATGAACCTGCTGGCAAGCCTATTCTCACATCCAGCATCCAAAAAATACTCGCTCACATCCTCGAAGTCCAGCGTGCTGGCGTTCCCATCGGGCGGGTCGCCCGATTTCTTAATAACTTTTTTTCTTTTCTTTTCTTCTATATTAAGGAGGTGAACGATTGTTCCCCTCACAGGTGAAGCATCGTTCCCCTCAGAGGTGAATGATTGTTCACCTCCCTTTTCGCTTTTTGACGATTCTTCCGGCACTTTGACGTATATCTTATCGGGCTTGTTCTTTCCTTCACGCTTGCGTTCGATCAACCCGGCTTCTTCCAGCTCTTTCAGAGACTTCTTGACCCACCGTTCCGTAAATCCAGTATCGGCAGCAAGGTCTTTGATTGGATACACGATGTATACTCGCCCTAGTTGGTCAGCAAACTTTCCGCTTCTGCTTGCCCTCTGTGACGACCTTGCACGATTAAACAGGTAAACGTAAACAATTTTCTCTGTTGGGCTAACGTCAATAGTCGAGAGGAATCGAGGGTAGACCATGTACCCATTGACCTTTGTATCGGCTGTCATGTATTCCATTTTCTCCTCCTGCAATAGTCGTAGACCTCTACAATGCGCTCACAGCCCCGTAGAGCCGTTACATATACGTTTTATGTGTTTGGTCGACAAAAGTGCTGTACGGTGATAAAAAGCGTTTGTAGGGCTTCTGTGCGCGTATATGCAAAAGGCTGCCATTGCTGACAGCCCATGCGCTCAGATTCTGTATTCGCTTTCAATGCCGCAAGACTACGTTGGACGAATGAACCAGATAGGTCACGCCGTCAATTTTTACTTGCAGCTGGTCACCCTCGTAATCGTCCCAGCTATTCAGCTTGCCCTCAATAATCGTTCCATCAGGCATTTTCAGCTGTGCCCATGAGTAGCTATACGTCAGGTCTACCACCTGTTTGTTACATCCAGTCATCAGCATAATGCCCGCCAGAGCGGATGCACATACGGCCAAAATCTTTTTCATAGTCGTTCTCCTTTACGCCATATAGTCCTCAAATCGTTTCGCAGACTTGAAAATTATCTTGTTGTTACACCATCTTTGCAAGTGCCGAATCTCTTTCGGCGCGGATGGCTTGTTGTAAATCATCACATAGGGGTCGTAGCCCAGATCACGAAGCGTGTAGATGCGATACAAGTCTTGTTCCAACGTGCTGTTGAAGTTCGTTAGACAGTAAACCATGCCAATGTTTGACTTGCGCCGAAATCCCTTTGCAAAGTCCTCAAACTTGCCTTTCAAGTCATCGTTAGGGTTATCCCACGCAAAATGTAGCGTGCCAATACGCATCTTGTTGATGTCCTCAATGTCTGCTTGATTCAGCAAGCGAATATCCAAACCTTGTGTGAAGTCGATTTTGGCGTGGGTGTCAATGTACTGCCGCATAAGGTCACGCTTGTCTTTACAGGCTGTGATGTTTGGGTCTAAAACTTTGATTTCGTCCTGACCACACCAAAAGTCGCTCACATCTGCCACTTTTACGGCACATCTTCCCTCTTTTGCTGCAACATGGCAGAAGGAACATCCTCTAGGGCATCCACGACTTGTCATGCTTACTGCAAACGGGAACTGTGGGTAAATGCTGTAATCTGGAAACGACTTTTCGATTTCGGGCGGCAAGTCAACGTCTTTCGATTTATCGAATATTTCTTTGCCGTTCACTGTGCGGATTGCGTATCCTGTGCCGCCTTTAATCACTTTGTCTGCATTCAATGGTTCCGGCACGTCAGGGCTGTACACGTCTGAAAAAATCTTGCTCATGTACACGATATCATAGTGGATAAAATCACTCCACCACCATTCAACATCATCCCCTTTTGCCTTGTGATAGCTTGAAATCCGCATCAATGCAAGGTTTGGGAAATTGTGTCCGTCTACGTCAATCAATCCAATTTTCATATTATCAGTCCATCCAAGTGTACTCTTGGAACCGTTGAATCTGCTTGTTAAACGTAATGGGAATGTCGCCTATCTCGCCTTCCTTGTTCTTGCTTAGCCGGAACAGGTACTTGTCGGGGTTATCACCAGATAGAAGGATAATTGCATCTGCGTCCTGTTCAATCTGTCCACTCTCTCGCAAGTCGGAGTTAGTAGGCGTGGATCCGGGCTTGGATGGGTTTCGATTGAGCTGTGCCAGAGCTACCACGACAATGCCTGTGGTCTGCGCCAACTCGTGTAAAGCAATGGATATGGCTGTAATGGCTGCATATCTGTCCTTTGCGCCTGTTTCGTGGATGAGTTGAAGATAGTCTACGAAGATGACTTGAGCCTTTTTACGGAGAGCCTGAGCCTTCATCCACGCCACGTTCTTTCCGGCAGCGGAGCGGATATATAGTGGCATCTTCATGTTTTTTGCCTGTCCGTCAATCTCATTCAAACTGACCGCCTTGTTCTTCACCGTGTCCAGAGGGCAATATATCTGATTAGCCATCAGACGCGCGCCCAGTTTGCGTTTGCTGGTCTCTAGGCTGAAATAGTACACGGTGTAGTCCTGCTTTGCCATGCTTGCTGCTATTTGCAGGGACAGGGCTGTCTTGCCCGCAGACGGTCTGCCGCCGATGATGATAAAATCACCCGGTGAGATGTGCAGTGCTTCATCTAGACGCTCTAGGCCTGTCTTGATGTACACAGGCTTCTCATCCATGTGAAGCACATAGTCGTTCAGCACATCCTCGTATGTCCACGCATCTTCTTCCTCAGCTTTCAGGCTCATTGCTTCGCCCATCTGCTGGTAAATGTCTGATAGATCAGAATAGTCGGTAAGCTCGCTGGTCATCTGAAATGCCAGACCTTGCACACGAGTAAGTGCAGCTTGTTCTCTGATAAGCTGCGCCCAGCGCTGCATCTGCTCCCTGTCAATTCGTACACACTCTGATTCACAGGTTTGTACACACGACAAGAGCGTCTGCGCTACGTCTGGATGCTGCGTGTTTATCTCGACTATATCTATCTTACCCCTAGCCGTCCAATAGCCCTGAACAGCCGCAAAAGCGTCTCTCAGCTCAGGTCTGAACAAGTCAAGTTCAAGGTCTGGTATGATTTCATCCACAACGCCCGGCTTGCAGAGCATCAGCGCACCGATAAATACCGTTTGAACGTCCATTGTCATAGTCTAGGAAACTCCATCTCCGTATTTTGCTCGTACTGGTCATCCTGCTTCAATGCGTAAATGTCCTGCCATCCGGCATAGATGCTCTGGTCGAGAATGGCTTTCCAGTCATGCTGATCAAACTTTTCCAGCTTGTTGCAGAGCATCTGTTTTGCCCGGTCTGTCATAGGCTTTTTGATTCTTGTACGCATCTGTGCGAACTCTCGCAGGGATTCCAACAGGGCTTTATCGCCATGAGCAAAGTCGGAGAAGATGTCAGGTTTCTTTTTGACTGCGCTTTCCGGCAAGGTCTTGACGTTCGTCTGACTGTCAGTTGATACAATGGGTTCATTGTCATCTGACTTTGAACTCATAGATGAGCTGACCTTCATCTCATTTATGACATGAGGATGAGCTGACTTTCGTGTAGACCATCCTTTTAACGCAATATCGCTTCTTTTTGATTCTTCATCGAGCAGATGTTTAATCAAAATGAAACAGGATTCTGCTTTTTTTGAGTTCAAAGTTGAGTCTTTTCCTTCAAAAACGTATGCGCAGATTGCATCGTAGAGTTCCAACTTCTCTTTACTTTTGAGTGGGGAGATGGCTTCAAAGTAGTATCGTCGGAATGTAAAGCTGTCTCGTTTTTTGTCCATTCTCAATCCTCTTTGTAGCGTTTGTTCCATGCTTCGATAAGGTCGGCTTTAATTCTTTCTTTATCCTTTTCGGAGCAATCAAACCAATACTCCCCACTTTCCATAAAAACACGGCAAGTGCATTTATTTTCTCCGTGCGCTCTCGAAATAAACATCCACTTCTTTGCATCAGTCCCTGTTTCTGCAATAGCCACTTCCCCACCGCAGAATGGACATCTCTTGAGTTCTGTCATTTTCTAAACCCCTCTCTTGTTCTTACAATTCGTTTGAAAACTTCATGTATCTTTGCGGCTTTACGGTATACAGGCCGATTGCGCTTCTGCTTGATGTAACCGCACTGCGTTTCGGACTGCCTGACAGCATTTGCAAAATGTTCAGCTGATGCAGCACATTGGTTCATCGCTTCTGTTAACGCTTCAAATCCATCCATATTTAGTCCTCCGTAGGCGGTTCAGGCATAGGCATCCAATGTGTAACATCTTTGAATGGGATGCACTCTCTTGCTTCGCACCAATCACCGTTTACATCATAATATGCTATCCAGTCACCAGCTTTTTTGTCGTGAACCAGAACATAATCGCTGGCAAAATCGTTTTTCGGAATATCGGGTAATCTATCCTTGACATTAATCCAATTGCTCATGCTCATCACCTCATACCATCGGAAACGCCATCCAATGCGTCACCGTTACATCTTTCGGCAGTCTCTCGCCTATCTCATCCCAGAACTGACCGTCTGCGTAACAGCCAAGGAAGTACGCTGTCTGTGAGATTCCTTGCAACATTTTTCCATCTTTGTCACGCCACGTTGTCTTAACCGCAAGCAACAAAGGCTGCGTTCGCTTTCGTGGCGGTTCGCTTGCTGGATGCCAGAGTGTGTTAGCCATCTTCTTTGTTCTCCATCAAAGAACCACAGCTCGGGCAGTAGTTCCAACGTGTATGATGATTTTTTGTGTGACATCTGCTACACTCGAACATTGTGAATGTATCGTCCTGCGCAATCCATTCAGCGGTACGCTCTAGGGCTGTCGGCGCATCTTCCACAACTTCAATGGCATCTCCAATATCACAAGCACGGCATTTAACCCCATTGTGATTCTCGCAACCATTGCAATATGCTTTCTTGATTCTTTCAATAAGTGCGTTTCGTTCAAGGTATTCTGAATAATTATCCATTGTCTTTCACCTCGATTGTTGGCGCGGCGTCGATGTAATCTAACAAATCTTCCAAGTCACATTCCTGATACCGATATTCCGTAGAAAATTCTTCGCTAAACTCCTGTATCCATTCTTCAACACGCTTCCGCAGTGCATTGGCATCAATCGGTCTGGCTCTCATTGCACGTTCTCCCTTCAAATCGTGTTATCAACACTTATAACCATAAACACTAAAGATGATTGCAAACCCAACGAGAAAGAAAAGAACATTGACTGCTACAACCGCAATGGCTTTTAAGATTACGTTGTCTATGTATTCGTCCAAAATGCTAAGAACTATATATTTTTCGACCAAATAAATCGGAAAAACGAGCACAAAGCCAATCATTGTCGTCAAAACAAAACCGAGTACAATTTCAAACAAAGACATTTTTCTTTCTCCTTTCAATCTCCGTCCCACACACCGTCAGGACGCATCTTTGCAAACGCCAGCAGACCGTACAAGGCACGTTTGGCGTTGCCCTCTGTGGCGTTCCAGTAGTTGCTGTCGTCTACATCGTCGCCTAGTGCAGAAATGGCTTTTTCAAGCATCGGGATGCTCTCTGCGCCTGTCTTGCCGTAGATGGAGCGGATGCCGTTCTCACCAAACACTTCCGGTCGATAATAGAAGTGACCGTAATTATAGGTGACGTTGAGCCACAGCTCTTTTGTACCGCCCATAGCACGCATACCACCTGCGATAAAATGCGTACTATCCGCTTTGAGTGGTTTGTGCGTTACGGGGTCGCACAGCGAAATATCATAGCTCATACTCGTCCAGCTCCTTTTTGATTTGCTGGCGTTCAATCTGTTTCAATCTTGCCTTTGCCAGCTTGCGGTTGTCAGCCTTGCGGATAGCCCAGTTGTTTCGGTGGTTTGCCCACGCTGCAAAATAGTGACTGTATTCGCTTTGGTCGTACCAGCCCTTGCCAATAAGCCCTTTATAGGTCTGCTGACGTTTCATCTTTCTTCTCCCATTCCTTGCATCCGCGTTCGTCATACACGAAGTCTGCAACGTGTTCCGACTGGTCGTTCACGCATACGCCCTCCGGCTCTGCGTACCATTTGCAAGAGCCACAGGACGGCTCAGATTTGTTCTTGCAGGATTCTGCCGTGCATCGGATAGCCTTGCCAGCAGAGAACTGCTTGATGCCCATGCAAGAGCAATGTTCAGTGGTGCAGTAAATCATTCTTGCTTCCTCCAACCGATAAACTCACACAATCCAACGGTGTTATTGGAGCAACGATGGATGAGGACTTTATCGCTTATTTTGAATTTTGCGATAAACCCAATTTTGCTTTCTTCCATTTCGTTTTCAAACATCCAATCAACGATGTCTTTATCGATTCTGACATCGCTTTCGTCTGCCATGGTTGCAAAGCACTGTTTGCACCTGTAAAGAGCGCACTTTTTCATTATCTCTGCCCTCTCTTTCCCCTATTGAACCGTCCGATCACTCGCTTATACTCTGCATAGCACTCCGGGCACAGGTCGCCTGTGTCCCTGCGCCATCCCCAGTCCTTGAAGTATTCGTCAGGGTTCATCATCCTGCCGCCTAGAACCGCTCCGCAGCGGTCACACACTCGCTTGTGGTAGATTCCTCTGTCAGCCTGCATTAGCTTCTCTCCTTTTGTCAGCATTCATTTTCAAATTCTGCTCCGCAATAAGGGCAGTATTTGATAGGCTTTAGCTTTGTATTGCCGTGCTCCCAACCCGGATAGAGCCAATCTTCCGGGAAATGCTCGTTGCAATTAGAACAATAGCAAGTCTTATCCATATCATCATCATTCGGATAAATGTTTAAGTGCGCAATCGGGCGCATCGTCTCTTGATTGATTGTGCAAGCAGATTTTACATGGTTACAAAAAATCTCAATTACTCGTTCTACTGAAATCGGATTTTCTTTTCTTGTAACGATAGGAGCAGACTTGTAGCCTTCAAGAAAACAAATCAACTTATCTGCATCAACTAATCTCATTTTTCTCTTCCCCAACATCCTTGAACAAGATTTCTTTATTGGCTTTCCAGTCTTTGATTTTGCACGGAATGTCCGTGCCGGGCACTGTCTTTTTCAGCCCATCCATCTGCCAGACGTTCCATGAGATGATGTCTGCGATACAGTCAAGAAAAATATGCATGAAGCCAATTTCTAGCTTTTCAGCATCAAACCGATACCTAAAATTTTCAATCAGTGTCAGGAACAGGTTGCACCTTGCCAGAAAGAGGTTGTCTCCTTGCCACTCATAGCCGTATGTCGATTTGTAGGCGCTAATTGCCCAGAACATCCACATATTGTAGTCATGGAACTGCTCTGCCAGAACATTTAGCTTTCTATCCAGCAGACCGATTCTGTCCGGCACGGCAATCATCTGCCCTGTTGTGGTGTCGTATCGGCTTGTGAGGAACGGTGCTTCTCCACAGGTGACTTCAAGACAAGTCTTGTTGATGTACTCCTTCCAGTCCTCGCCCTTCAGGTCGTTTTCGGCAACGTCTGTCATCTTCTTGCAAACCCAAGTCGGCGTAAACACCTCTGCTTTCTTGCTGGTTCGTTTCTTCTGGTCTGCCAGCCGTTTCTGCACACGAGGGACAAGCTGAACTTTGTCTAACTGTTCCAGTGTGATTTCATCTGCAAAGCCCACGCCTAGTTCAGGCGGCGGGTCTGTCGCCCAGATGATATTCTTGCCAGTCGTGTGGTCTTGCAAGAGGACAGGCAGGAACGTGCGTAGGCACGGGTCGGAGAAGTCAATCAACAGGGTCATGGGTGTATCCATTGGGGCTGTTTCATTCTTTGATTTCTTTCCCATTCCATTTCTCTCCAAAAGACGTTTATACGCTTTTTCTGTTCGATTTGCGCCAGACGAAAGCCCTCTGACTGCCTACATTTTGTGATGCCAACAATGCGGCTTGCATAGTGCTTCGGACAGCAACGCTTGCCGGGAATTGGTGGTTCATCGCAATAGGCGCAAGTGCCAGATGTCCTTCTGTATTCCTTGCTATTTCTCGCTCTCTTTTGAGCATCTTTTGTTCGACACTCGATGCAAGAGCGATAGCCTTTTGACATTGGACGTTTCAGACAAATGGTGCAAATTCCTTTCGCAGCCAGCCTTTTGCGCTTTTCACGTTGCCGCTCATTGCGTTTTTGCAGATACGCAGCTTTTGTTTCGCCTGAAAGGCTTTCGTACGCTTGCGTGTGCCTTTCGAGGTCTTTTGCTAAACACTCCGCACATGATACTCTGCCTGGCATTGCATCGTTCTGACCGCAATGGATGCAGATGTGATGTTCTTTATACATCTGCCGTAACGCTTTGCTGCTCATTTCACCATTACATGCTCCGTCGCGTAATCGCCATAACAGTTGCACTTAAGCCATTTGTATTTTGACGAACCTTCCGCAAAATCGAACTTCCATTTTTGGATTCTTTTGATACGTCCACAAACCGTACATCGGACTTTGATTATTCGTTTGTCTTTGTAAGGCTCAAAGGATATTTCGGTGAGTTCGCATATAAGTTTTCCGTCTTTCGTAAAAAGAAATCCGTTCATTCATCTTTTACCTCTCTGTACTCCACGTCAATCCCCTTAGGCAAAGCCGTCTGGTACTTCTGGGCGAGCTGTTCTGCGCTCTGGGCATCGCCCAACGGCTGTTCAGGCGGCGCAACGGTGACTTCCACGTTGTCACGCATACCAAAATAGTTCTTGGCTCTGAAAATCCACTCTGCCGGGTTCTCCTGACCATACATACCGTTGTACGCCCACATGGACTGCATTTGCAGAATCAGCTTTAGGATATACTTCTGCTGCAAACTATCATCACGGCGTTTGCCCGCCATAATCTGCTTCAGACTTACCCATTCGATGCCCAGCACCAGCGCGATCCATTCCACCACAGGGGAGATTCTGGCTTCGATGCAAGCGTCAAAGAAGAAGTCAAGACGTTGCTGCACTTCGATTGGGTTGTTCATGTCCACGCTCGGAAGGTCGCCAAAATACTTGGCTGCAATCATGCCGATGACCTTCTTGTCCTCTTCATCGCCAATTCTCGACTGCAAATCGCCTGTATTCAGCATCTTAGACCTCGTGATTGCTAACTCCTGCTGTTCTTTCACCTTTTTACTCACCTGTGAGCGGATAGATTTCCGCTTGTTAAGCATCTGTTGTTTCTTCTTCTCTCGCTCTTTTTCACGCTTCGCAGCGGCTTCTTCTTTCGCTTTTTGCGCCCGCTTCTCACGCTTTTTCTTTTCAGCTTCGGTCAACGGCGGCCTGCCACGACCACGCTTCGGTGGTGTTGCCATGTATCAGGCCTCCTTTGGCAGTTTTGGAATCGGCATCCAGAACCTGACCTCTTCACGTCCAACCTCTTCTATCCACTTACCATCTCTAAATTCTCTTGTTGAAACGCAATCGTTCAGATCCAAAAACTTATATACAGCAAAGTAGATTCCATCTTTTTTCGGTTGCGAATCGTTTACGCTAATCCACTCGTTCATACTTTCACCTCTTCATTTTCGTTTTGATTTTATCTAGACTGGTTGCAATCCACCAAATAGAACAGCAGTTGTCCAACTGCCGCCACCAAGCGCACTTTTCTTTCCCACATACGCACCGACCAAGCGGATTGCTGGTCATCTTCATTGGGCAGTAAAGTTCGTTGTCCATGATTTTTCTTAGCCCTCCAACTGGAGATGAGCGTCTACCATCTTGACGGGAAAATACTCATCTATCTGCAAAAAATCGCCGTATTTCAGGTTGATGCCGCCAGACAACTTGCTTGTCGAAAGTTCCACGCTGGCTTTCATGAAAATTTCGCCGCTTATTTCAAACACATCTCCACGTTCCAAACTCCCAAAATTGGCTTCGTTTCTCTCAATATCACAAATCTTCATCATTTCCACCCCATCACAACAGCCGTACAAACGGCCAGACACACGTTGACGAACAGCCAGACGAGCATTGCCTGACGTTCTTCAAACAGGTTGTCTGCCGTGTCTTTGATTGTCCGTTCGGACTGAACCACTACCGCCAGCAGGACTAGGCAGACCAGCCAGCGAGTTGCAAATTCAAACATTGTTAGCTCCACCTTTCTCTCAGCTCTTTTTCGACCTGTTCTGACTTTGCGGTGATGTAGTCTGCAAACTCGTCAGGGGTCATGTCCTCTTCTTTGAACTTACCGACCATCTCCCAATACCTGTCACCAATGCGGATGATTTTCTGCACCTGCTCATCGGTCAGGTCTGCATCGCACCGAAGGTTTTGAATCAGTGCGCCCCACGTTGCGGCGATGCCATCCAGAGCCATGCGGAAGCCGTACAACTGGTTCTGTCGTGCGATTTTGCGTAGGTTTGCCGACATTGCCTGTTTGCCGGACGAGGGGCGGTTTCCGAATTTATTCATCTGACTGCTCCTTGTCCTGAAGGCGATGGAGCCAACGGTAGTATTTTTCGCTTGCAATAATTCCAATTCGCTCATACGCTTTTCTGTCATCCGAAAAACCAAGAGCGGCCATGCACACCATAACGTCTGCGTATTCCTCTTCAAACGCCTTTCGGCATTCCTCTACTCTCTTCGGTGTCGGGTTTGTTCCGTCCAGTGCACGGCGCAACTTCAACGCGGCCTGTGCCAGTTCAGATGCTTCTTCTGCCAACTGTGCCAAGATTTCTGTCTTGGGCAGGATGTCCGAAACTTTCTTGCTCACTTCTGTTCTCCTTTCAGCCAGTCATTCAGCTTTGCCATGCAAGAGGGGCATAGAAGAACGCTCCATCCTTCTTCTCCACCGATTATTGGCCGAACTTCAAGTTTGTTCTTCATTTTGTTATATTCCTCAAGTGTAAACGTTTCGCCACACCTATTACATATCAATGCCATGTTCTTTCTCCAATCTCTTTAGCAGTCCATCCACGTCATACCGCCAATGGACACGCAGCCTTTTTGCTTTGACCTCTATCCCCTCTTGCTCTGCCCACTGCCAAGGGATGCTCTTCCGGCTCCCGTTGTAACGGAACGCCAAAACCTTGCTGGCAGGGATTGCAAAGGTGCGGTTGACTGCCCGGTAATTGACTATCACATGGGCGGTCTGACCGCCGTATCCCATCGCATCCACCATATCGGTGATGTGCTTTTCCTTGCGGTACTTGCACTTTGCCTTGTCGTACTTGCCGAACACCTTTTCCAGAGGGATAGAGGGCGTTTCGATGGTTTTCAGTTCAAAGAGGTGGTTCATCGGGTATCGGTATACAAGGAAGTCACAGATATTGTCTATGGAAAACGACAGGCTTTCGTTGCCGCCGTAGTAGGTGGCAGCACTGTCTTTCAGGCGGTAGCACCACGCATCGGATGGGACGGATGCCTTGAAGTCTGCTTCAAACTGCTTACCAGTGTTCATTCGTTGTCCTCGATTTTTTTGGCTTCTCTGATACGCAGCCGAGCAAGTTCGCTGTTTGCATATCGCAGTTGCCAGCTACCAAACCAGCCTTTGTGAACAAGTTTTCCGGCGCAGTAAACAAACTCCTGCTTCATCAAATCATCAAGAGAAATGATGTAACAGACAGGCTTATACTTTCTTTTGCTCATCCCCATTCACCTCTAAGCTCACGGAATATGAGTTGCTTTGTCAACGGGCTTTTCCATTTCCTTCATAATCCGCTTATGTTCTTCCACTGTCATGTTGTTCGGGTAGAATCGCTTGTCCACCAGTTCAAACGGTTGCATATAGTGGTCAAGAACATCTCGTGCTTCTTTTCGTGCCTTTTCAGCGCACATCTCGATATATTCTTCTTCGGTCATGTTGTAATCGGTAATGCAATCGACCACCGAAGAAAACCGGCACAGCAGACCATTAGGTTGTCTTGCAATAAAAGCTCCCATTTATCGTTCACCTCTGAATTCACTTCCGAGAAACCGCTTCTTGCCTTTTTCCCGGTGCTTGTCCTCATAATCACGGTGGTACACGCTCTGGCTGTGGTTCAGTTCATACACGAACGCCTTGCGCTCCTCAAAGTCTTTCTTCTCTGCCTTGTACTTCTCGCAAGTGTCGTGACAGGCTTGGTGGCGTGATGTGCAGTTGAGACAACAGGTAATCATTCTTCGCCAAATCTCCTTTTTGTTACAGCCATCGGGAACTCTTCGATTTCGCTTGCCCACCGTGCGGTTTCGTCACCGTAGGCTGTTTGCCAGACCAGAGGGAACCCGCCCAGACCATCAAACAAGCTGCCAAGTGTCGGCTTCTCTTTCAGGTAAGGGCGCATCTTCTGCACAAGCCAGAACCACTGCGGAAGGGCAATAGAGTTGCCAAGAGCCTTGTATCGTGGGCTGTCGGCGTATTTGTGCTTCTTGCCATTGCTGTCCGTCCAGTCGCCAATGTCGGTGTATCCGTCAGAAAATCCTTGCAACCGCTCACATTCAACAGGGGTTAGGCGGCGAACAATCCAACGGATGGTTTTCTCTGCGATCAGGCACTCGCTGCCATTGCCAATGTTCCCTGATTTCGCTTTCAAGGTTGAGCACTTGTCGCTTTCCTTGTAGTGGCTGAAGGACTGCTCATTGAAGGTCTGACGTTCAATTACAATAGCTGTGTAATCCGTGATGTTGCTTTCGTGGCTGCCCGTAATGGTCGGCACTATCTTGCCATCGCCATTCCCTCTTGCGTCAAAAACGGAAGCTTGAACTATTACCAGCCCTCCTTGATTCTTTGCAGGGTTTTGGTCAGAACAGTCTAATGTTCTGCTCACGTTTGTTTCGTTAAAACCGCTGTGTGGATTTGCCGACTTCATGCTGTTACTGGCCAGCGAATTGATGGAGTACGCTACCGCTGGACGGTCAATTGTGTTCAATGTGTAGCTTTGATTTTCCTTTACGCCCAATCCGTTTGCGCCAGCCGTTTCGGAACGGTCAATTATATTCCCCGCTAGACAATAGACCGGCTGAAAAAGCGTTTGGTCTTGGAGTGTCGATAGCGTCCCGACTTTTTCTGTCTGCACAAGTGCGCCCTTTCCGCCTCCGGCACACCCCGAACGGATTTTAAGAGAGTACGCAGCTGCTTCACAGCATTTGTCACCACTCGCTCTTTCCTCTGTTTTGCCTTTTCCCTTTCCATCCGCCTCTGCTCTTCCGCAACCAGCTTTTCCATCACCATTGCAGAAGTACCCGGCTCCCACCACTCGATCATTTCCAGCAGCGCAGTTTTTAGCAAGTCCGGCAACGCTTTTCCACGTCGGGATGCTCTCGTCAGGATTCCCTGACAGGCTCGTGCGCTCAAATAGTATTTCTGGGGCACGTTGTCCTCCAAAATCCACGACAAGCGCGATTCTCTTTCGGCGTTGGGGAACTCCCCAGTATTGAGCATCCAGCTGTCTCCATGCCAAAGACCATCCGTTTCCGGCGATTGCTCCGGCTTTGCTCCATCTGCCCCCCCTACCCGAAGGTCGAGGAATTGAAACGTCTGGCTGCGCAATGCGGGCAAGTTCTTCCAGCACGGTCCTGAAATCTTCTCCTCCGTTGGAGCTGAACGCTCCTGGCACGTTTTCCCAAACAGCGAAAGTTGGATACAGTCCATTTGTGCTTGACCTCATTTCTTTTATGATTCGAACCGCTTCCATGAACAACCCGGAGCGTTCTCCCGCAAGTCCTGCCCTGCGCCCAGCAATGGACAAATCCTGGCACGGGCTACCGAACGTGATGCAATGCACAGGCTCTATCTGGTCGCCGTGAATCTTTGTGATGTCGCCCAAGTGTTTCATCTTTCCAAACGCCCGTCCAGCCAGATAGCGCAGCTCTTATATAAGGTAGGCGGTCAGGGTTTATGTCCTAAAAGGGCAAATCCGATGAATCGTCAATCACAGAGAAGTCGTCTGCGTTACCCTGAGAATAGTTCTGTGGTGCATCCTGCGCCCGATCGGCGGTTTTGCTGTCAGACTTGCCACCGCAGAAGTCAACCTTGTTCGCCATAATTTCTGTTGCGGTGCGGTTGTTTCCCTGCTTGTCGATATATTTCCGGGTCTGGATGCTGCCAGTCACCAGAATTAGGCTACCCTTCTGGAACCACTTGGAAACGAACAGTGCCGTATTACCAAATGCGGTGCAGTTGAAGAAGTCGGTTTCCTTCTGACCGCCACTCTGACGGTCACAAGCAATGCTGAACGTGCAAACATCCTTGCCAGACTTCGTGACCTTAGCTTCAGGCGTGTGAACCAGACGCCCCTGAATTGCGATAGAGTTGAGCATTGTTTAGCCCTCCTTCGGCTGTTTCTGAGCACAATCCCAACACAGGATGCGCCCAAAGCGTTTTTTCGTGCTTCTTGCAGTTTCCAGCGGAGTGACTGTGCGGTTGTTGTACTGAATAGGCTGCAACTGCTTTCCGCAGCAAGCGCATGGGGGGATGGTTTCCGCTTCCGTTTGCTTCTGCTCAGGCTTGTTTGACCTGCTTGTAGTCTGCTTCTGGTACTCGTCCGTGTCAGCGTCCTTCGTATCGTCAATGCAAAACAAACCGTTCAGAGCGTACTTTCTGGCGTAGCTGCTTGCAGTGCCGGTAATCTGCGAATCGTCCATGCCCTTCTTAAACTCAGGCTCACGAGCGTATGCAGTCACCGTGTAGGTGGCACCATCCTGCGATTCAACCGTTGCAGTGGCTTCGATGTAGTGCCAACTGTCAACGATAACAGGTTTGTCGGAAAGCCGCAGCACAAGGCTATGCGCTTTCAAGATGGGCTTGACCGCTTCGAGAATGTCCTCGCACGAGCGGTACTTGTAGCCGCCAAATTTGTTCATCTGCCCCTTCGGGGCTTTCAGCTCTGACTGAACAGCCATCAGAGCTTCATGGATTTTGCTGTTGTCCATACGTTTCCTTTCTTTGGCTTCATTAGGCATCATTGTTCTTACTTCGGCTTAACTTGGCTGTACAAAATCACCCAGCTATCAGTTCTGCCAACTGTGCGCGGAGGTCTTTCAGCTCTGCTTCCCTGTCCTCAATCTCAGACTGCAAGTCCTCAATCTCAGCCAGCCGGTCAGCTTCTTTGGCTTCTGCCATCTGTTCGTTGGTCATAAAGTACACGCCGTCCTCCGGCTCGTTTATTCCGCCGAATCTGTCAAGGTTAATCATCTTTTGGTCTCCCTCTCCTACGTTCCTCTTTAATTTGCAACGCACTGTACCACTGGTCTTTGTCAATTTCGATGGTAGACCACCGATGGTTACAATCAAGGCACTTTTTCCTGCGAACGATGCTGTCATGGTCAGACCGGCTATCAACCGTTGTGATGTTGTCACTACCGCACATCGGGCATTTCACTGGGCATCCCTCCACTCGTTCGTGTGGTGGGCTACACGCTTGATTTTGCGGCATTCTTGCTCGATGCGTTCGTCCATCTCCTCGCTGACTGCCAACGCACACAGCAAAATAGCCGTTGCGAGAAACCCGCAGGACACGATCACCCAGCCAAGCATCTGCGCTGTGGTCTGGCATCCTTGAATCGCATCGCCGCAGCCAACTGCTTCGATAGCTGCGACCAGACCGAGCATGGACAGCGCTATTCCTTTCAAAGTTTTCATTGGTTTATCCCCTTAATGTAAGTTCAAAGTAATATGGTTTCGTGCCGTCAATGGCTATGTCGGCATCTAACACTTTAGCAAGCCTTAAAAGTGTTTCCGTTCGAACACCGGTATAATTGAATACTTTCTTTTTACCAAGAATGCCATCCAGCGTAGGCCTTGAAACACCGCTTTGTCTGCTTAGATCGCAAAACCGGATGTTCCTAGCTTGCATCGCTTCCGCAAGTGTCATGCTTTTGTACCTTTGTGCCCGAAAATCCAGATGGTTGCCATCAGAGCGCCAATGCCAATGATTGCACGCGTTGCGTTTACGCCAACCAGAAGGTCAATCCGGTGAATCAACCAGAAGTTCAGCAGAAACGCTGCTAGAACCAGTGCTAAGACGATTCCCCAGATCAGGACGATTTCTACCAGTGCTTTCATCTTTGTCCTTTCTATTATGTATGTGTTCCAGCCGGTCTTTCTCCCGGCTGTGCCAGCGGATTTCCCGCTTTCCATAGTATTTACCGTTCATAGGTCAGCTCCCCTGTTGCAAGCATCTGCGACACCTCGCCGTAATGCTTGCCCAACTTGTCCGCAAGGGCTTGTACTTCTCCGATGGATGGAAATGTCTTTTCCAACTTCTTCTTTTCTTGCTGTTTGATTTTGTACGCTGCCTTCGCGTTCAGGTTCGCCTTTGCGTTGTAGGCTTTCTTGGCGCATCCATTGTGGTACTTCTGCGATGCTACTTTTTTCAGCATCGGCTTGCCGCAGTATGCGCAGAAAACCTTTTTCGGCTTGAATATAACGCCAGCCCTTTCATGTTCTTTATGGCGTTCCTTGTCGACCTTGCGCTTGCACTCGGAGCAGTACCGTCTTGTCGGTCTGACCACGCCAAGATACAGGCCGCAGCGCTCACAGTACTTTTCTTCCACGCTGCATCTCCTCTTTCAGTCTGGCTTCCCGATTGTGCCGTTCAAAGCACTGGTTGATGGATTTCTCCATCCACAACACCTTGTTTGCATCGTTTCTGGGCACGCCAGCAGCCATTGCAAGCTTTAGTCTGCGCTTGCGGCTTTGTGCTTTGCAAAATTTCATCACCAGCACTCACCAGCCTTATCTGTGATGAACTTCGGGACTTCCTGACCTGTGGCAATGCACAGCGCAACTAGCTTTTCGACCCAGATGTCAAACAGGCTTTCTTTTGGCATATAGCACTGGCCAACACAAGGCTCCTTAAAACTTGTCCAGATCGTCAGTCCGACAGCGCCATCCGTGACCGTCCATATCATGCTGTAACCTTCATTGCACAGGTTGTACAAAATGTCTCGTGCTCTGCTTTTGGCTTCGTTGATTTCAAAGGCATTCCAGCACTTTTTGCTTCCCTCGTAGGCCTTTGTCGCTTCGTCAATGGCGTGGTGCGCTTCGTCCGGGTACTCAAGGTCTACCTTTAATGTGATAATCTTCTCCATGTTCAGCCCTCCACTTTCTTGCTCTTCTCCGTCTTTAAGAAGAGATTAACGAAATAGACCTGACCGATACCCGTCACCTTCGGGGTCTTATTGATAGAAGTGTGCCCATCAGAATGCGCAATGGACGTTTCCTTGATTTCAAACAAGCGAAGTTCCATAGACTTCTGGGTCGGCATATTGTAGTCTGTCCGCTTTCTGTCCTTAATCAGGTATCCGTTCTTACGCATCCATGAGAACAAGCGGTTCTGCCCCATCTGGATACCGTTCTGTGACAGCAGTTTTGCCATTTCGCCAACAAGAATGCTCTGGCTGCTTGCGCTCACAGCATCAGCAAAAAGCGCTTTCGGCTTCATGGTTTCAATCTGCTTGTCTTTCTCTTCCAGCTCCTCATGCGCTGCGATCAGTGCAGTTGCAAGGAGTTGCGAGCGGGTAAGCTGCGGCTGTTCAGTCAGCTTCTTTTCCATCTCGTTGAACGCTGCAATGTACTTCAGTTTCCATTCGAGAGCAGCCTTGCCGGTAAAGCCCATAGCCAGCAGGGTGAAGCCGTCACGGTTCATGAGATAAGCCCTCTGTTCCCTTCCGTAGCTGTCAGGCGCTGTTGTTTCGAAGAACATCTGTCCAAAATTGGACACATCTTTTTTCAACGAATCAATATCACGAAGAACGTGGTTGTGATTCTTTTCAAAGTTTTCTGCAATCTGGCGACTAGACGCTACTGGCTCGCCGCTTTGCATAGATAAGATAATATCGCTCATTTTCCCTCTCTTTCATTCAACAGCTCTTCCAGAGCTTCTTTCACCTTAGCTTCCGCATTTTTAGGTTCACGCTTACCGTTCAGGATTTTTCCCAAGTATTCCGGTGCGCATCCCATTTTTGCAGCAAGCTCTCTGATTTCGATGTTGTTAACGTGAAGTGTTCCTACAACATCACCTGTCCACTTAGGAAGCAAATTTTTTCTCCTTTCTTGTTCTAGTACTTGAACTTTTTGAAAGAATATGATAATATTATGGTGTCAAGCAAAAACATTATCGAACGTTCTTCTATTTGTTCAAAGCCTTTAATTTGTTCTACCGATTGAACCCGGTAACCTTATTAAAGCACAAGTAGTAGAACTTTTCAAGTGTTTTTGTTCAAGTGGTAGAACTTTGTCATCTTGTACAAGCACTGGGGGTAAGTTTTGTGTTTTTTGACAATTTCGTAAAACTATGCGAAGAAAAGGAAGTAAAGCCATCTCGTGCTTTAACTGATGCAGGCGTTCCAAAATCTGCTTATAGCTATTGGAGAAGGGAAGCTGGTATCGGGAACGATGCAAAGCCGACAAACCAAAACGCCGTAAAGCTTGCTCAGTACTTTGACGTTACTGTGGACTACCTTCTTACTGGTAACCAAAAAGAAAACCCGCCACAGCAGCCGCAAAGCGAAGTTGACGCGGATATTAAATGGATTGAGCAGAAGCTAGTGGAGATGCCGAAAGAAAAGCGTGAAGCTTTGATGAAGCTTATCAGAACTATGTGAGGTGATGGCGTGGGCAAAAAGAAATTTAGCAAAGAAGAACTGCTGAACGACAAAAGTTCTCACATGGGTGATAGGTTTTCATTTGCCTTCGGTGCGCTTTTCTTGGTTGCTTCATTTATTTTCCTTGTGTATTCTTCGACCGCCTTTTTAATCGTTGCAGCCATTGGGGCTATGATGTTGATAAAAGGTAAACGCGGATACAATATGTTTCTTGAAAGAGAAAAGCTCAAAACAAAAATGTACGAAACACCTGTGTCCGCAAAGATTGTAGGCTCTGGTGAAAGCAAGAAGGCCGGAAGCGCCGCACTCCGTTCCGCTGTTGGCGGTTCAATTGCCGGATTGCCCGGTGCTGTTTACGGTGTAGCATCCGCAAAATCTAAAACCACCGTCACGTTTTATGTGACGTATGAAGATGGGCATCACGGAAGCGAAACTGTAAATTCCGATTCTAGCCGGTTCTTAAAACTGATGAAAGTCTGTAAGGATTGACCCGGTACAAATAAAACCCCTTGCGCCGGGCTTTCGGTAGCCTTATGCGCAAGGGGTTTTGTCATACATTGGTTATTGCTTCTTTTGCCGCCGGAATCTTCTCTGGATGTTCCAGCAGCCATTCGATAAATCGGTCAATCTTGGCTCTTTCTTGTTCACTCATTGTGGCATATCCTCCCGATCGGTAAAAATGAATGTTCATTTGATACGATTATACATCTTCTAGTTGTAAAGTCAATGTATTTTTAACAACTTCGTAAAAATCAAACGTTTTTTTCGCATCCATTACTTCACATCAGGGAAGCCAAAAATTGCGATGACAATGATTAAGAGCCACATTAAATTTAAGTTACCCTTTGCTTTGTAACATTCCGTTGAGCATGGAACGAAAAGGATTATCCGGTAAATCGTCCAGCACATTTGCTTTGACGAGAGCGTTCGTGCTGATGCTGTGCGAAACATTGTTTAGCTGCACAATGGCATCGTCCAAGTCTTTTACGGTTGCTCCACGCCGTTCCATTGACTGGAGGAAAGTTTTCACTTCTTCAAGAACGACAGGGTTTTCGACTTTATAGAATCCATTCGTAAAGTCCATCTTCTTCTCCTTTCACAGTTCTACAAGCTGTCCGTCAATGCGTTCGATGTTATCTGCCGGGTCGCGCCCATCGTCTAAGGCGGCTACGGCGCGTTCCAGAACGTTTTTTGCTTCTTCATAAGCAAACTTATCAGCATCGTTGTTCGCAAGGTTGTAGACCAGCTTTAAGGCGGTCTGTCGGGCATAGGGAATGAGCATGGTGTCAATCTGGTTCATACACTAACCCTCCCACGGTTTCGGCGTTTTGTTTTCGTTCGGTTCAGATGCGGGCATACCGTCAATGATAATCATGTTGTTACCTCCTGTTTTGATTGTTTTTTTTCGATGGTACAGTTATAACACGGGCTGCTGTTGGTTCTCCATAGCAGCTTTTTCCATTTTTTGGATTGTCGAATCCAGCAGTTTTGTCGGATTTTGTTGAAAGGGTGAGAATTTATGGATGAATATTTAGTAAGAACAGCTAAAGCATTAGAAATAGCTCGAATGCGTTCCGGATTGAGCCAGCAGAAATTGGCGGCACGGATGGGCGTGAATCGTGGCACGATAGCAAATTGGGAGCAAGGTCTGGCAGCTATTTCCCTTCCGATGGCTATGCGCTGGTTCACCTGCTGCGGCGTATCGGTGGCTCGATACATGGACGCTTGCATTCACCCAGGGCTGCTGGAACACTTGGAAGACGGCCTTTCCGATCTGGAGAAACGGCGGATTCTCATAGATGCTATGATGGAGTGCTCCTCCTATGAGATAGATGCCTTGCTGTATATCAGGTACGGAGATCACGGCTCAGACCACATCGGCGTACTGACGGAGATTCTGGCAAACCTCCACACACCGCTGAAGGACAGGGTTTCTGTCTGCCGGATGGTGTCTGGTAGCTATGAGATGGCACAGGCTACCGGAACAGACCCAGACCCGAACGGAACCGCCCCAAAGATGGAAATTCTCTATCAGGCGCAGGACGCTGGAACAGAAGCGGCTATGAAGTCCAACGATTCCTATACTGTGAATCCCAATAATATAAGCGGGTGATTGTCGAATTATCGCAGTTTTTGCGGTATACAGGGGGACGCGCTCCACTTTTTGTACACAATAGGCCTGTTATAAATATGGTTTTGGGTTGTCATTTTGTCCCCCATAGAATCGTAAATGGTGGATTTTTGCGGATGTAATTAACGAACTTGCGTGAAATTTTCGTTCATAAAAGCGTGACTTGTCAATTCGTCCCCTATTGGTGTGATTGCACTCCATTTTCTGTACACGATAGAACCGTCAGATAGATTATAGGGCTTGATAGACGTTTCTTATTCAGCAAAAAAAGTCGTCGTTTTCCACAATCTGCCCGTTGAAGAGAAGAAATTGTTGAAAATGTATCGTCGTCACTATTTGATGATGATTATTTATCTCTTGTTTATCTCTTGTTTATATATATAGTAAGAACGTGTACAAAAAGTGGAGCATTGTGTACATAAAGTGGAGGAACGTGTACAAGAAGTGGAGTGTATCGTGTACAAAAAGTGGAGTATCGTGTACAGAATGTGGAAGTCGATTGTTGAAAAATAATTGTGTACAGAATCATTGACGTGTACACGATACAGTGGTATAATAGGGTGGAAGAAATGAGGTGATGCAATGCCAGAATTGACAGGAAACAACCTTGTCGAAAAGAGCAAGGCATTGGTTTGGGCGAAGTTTACGGACTACACAGCAGGCGAGCTTCGGCTGCTTGAGGTCTATCTGAGCCGTATCAATCCGAGAGACCCGGAAAGCTCCAACGTGTCGTTTACGCTGGCTGAATATTGCAAGCTGCTGGATTTGAAGCTCAATTCAAAGAACTTGAAGTCGCAGGTTAAGCACTTTTTGGGCAACGTGGTTTCAGTACCACTGAATGCAGATGGAACCGAATATGTGATGTATCCGCTGTTCACAAAAGCAGAGGTCAAGTTCAATCGAGAATCCTTGTCCTATGACGTTTCAATCAACTGTAATCCTGACTTGCGGCCTGTGTTTTTCGACATTGCAAGAAGCGGCTACGTCAAATACCGTCTGCGCTATACGATCGGAATGAAACAGCAAGCGTCTATTCTGATGTACAGCATGATTCGGGATTGGATGAATCGCTCTCTAACATCGAACAAGATTGGTTTGAAGCAGCTGCGTGACCACTTGGGGGCAAACGATGCAAGTTATGACGACTTCCGGGCTTTACGCCGCAGAGTTCTTGAACCAGCAGTGGAAGAGATCAGCAATGTTTCAGACATTGTCGTTGACTTTGAAAAGATTTGCACAGGACGAAAGGTAGTAGCAGTTGAGTTTCGATTCGGGTACAAATCCAAGCAGCCCGTCATAGATGCCGATTCTAGCGAGGTTGATTGTGAGACGGCTAATTCCAAGCCGGAAATCAAAAAAGCTGCCAGAAAGCCCCGCACAAGCGGATACGAAGGGTACGACTGGTCTGTGTGCGATGCGCTGTCGGTTCAAGAGTGTATCGAGGTCGCAAAGGTAGTTGAGGTAAAGATGATGGAAGAGCATCCATCTATTAAGCTACCAAAGCGGAGAGATGCAGTCTACGACATTGTAAAGGCCGCGTGTGCAGATATTCTTTCAATCAACCGTGACCCTTGGCCTGACCACCCGAAGCGGTATCTGATTGGCAGCTTGAAGAAAGACGGTGCGATTGAAGAGTATCTTCCGGCTTTCTATGAGATTGACGCACTGCAAAAGTAATCAGACATAGAAAATAAAAGAAAGAGTGATAAAATGGCAAAAATCATAGCTGTCGCCAACCAGAAGGGCGGCACGGGAAAGACTACCACAAGCACCTGTCTGGCTGGTGCATTGCAGTTGCTCGGCAAAAAAGTCCTTCTGGTAGACTGCGATGCCCAGTGCAACGCAACGGACACCTACGGCGCACAGACAGAGGACGTATGCACCCTGTTTGATGTAATGACCCGGCAAGGCACGGTAGAAGAAGGAATCCAGCACTGTGAAGCTGGTGACATTCTGCCGTCTGACAGCGCATTGAAGGACATTGATGAACAGCTTGTCCGAGACATGGGAAAGAATTTCAGGCTGCGAGAAGCCCTTGAAAGCGTGTCTGAGCAGTATGATTACATTGTTCTGGACACTCCCCCGCAGCTTGGTCTTGCGCTTGTGAACGCTCTGATCGCCGCCAACAGCGTTATCGTACCCATCACAGCAGACCGATACGCACTGGCTGGCTTGAGCCAGCTTTCGCAGACCATCGGCGATGTTCGTAGATACTTCAATCCGACATTGAAGATTGAAGGTCTGCTTCTGAACCAGTACAAAAGCAGGGAGAACCTGTCCAAAGAGGTCGTGGAGCAGCTCCCTGTGATTGCACAGAGCATGGGCACAACGCTGCTGGACGTGAAGATTAGACCGTCTATGGGCGTTCGTAAGGCGCAGGCAGAGCGGCATAGCCTGTTTAGCGGTGACACGGCAAAGAGCACCAGCGCAGAGGATTTCAAGGCGTTGGCGCAGCATATTGTCGGAGGTGAAGGCTGATGAAATCAACCAGCAAAAAATCCTCAGGTCTGCTTGGCGGGTTTGATTTTCAGCCTATTTTTTCAGAGCAGACATTAAGCCGAAGTGAGCCAAAGGAAGAAGAAGTAAGCCAAGCAAAGCCGAACGAAGCCGAACAAGCACGGATTAAGCCCAATAAAGCCACAGACAGCCATACACAGCCTAATGAAGCACGGTTAAGCAATATTAAGCCGAAGCAAGCCAAAGGCAGCGAAACACAGCAAAACAATGCCGTAGTAAGCGAAACTAAGCCAAAGAAGCTGAAACAGGCGAAAGAAGTTCAACGCCTTATCGAACAGGGCGATGTTCCCAGCGCACTAGCCGAAGCTGGCTTGACAAAGAAAAAAATCCCGATGCCGGAATCGCATCAGGGCGTTGCAAGTGGTGATGGCAAGCGTTCAAAGCGCATTACCATCCTTATGAGCGAGGAAGAGCGCAAGTACATCAACCGTGAAGCCAGACGGCACGGAATGACGATTGGACAGTTCGTGTACGCTCTGGCGGTTGCGGCAGCAGAAGGAAAGGTTGAATTGGAGGATTTCTTAGATGAATGATAGTGAGCGACGCCTTATTCGATTTGTTTGCGATGGCGATATGCGAAACGCGCAAAAATCCGTTAAAATCATTTTGGATTCTATATCATCCAAAAAAGATGAGCAGTTCAGAGAAAATATGCTTCGCAAGTTGGAAAGCAAAAGAGAATTTATTGAATTGCCGTATAACTTACAGCATCTTTTGATCGCAGAGGATACAGAAGAATTTCCAGAATCAAGATTCCTTCTTAGGAACGAAGAAAAAAGTATAACGCAGAAAATCGTTGCTATTTATCGAGCATCTGAAAAATTGAATGAAATGGGCATTCCTTATTTGCCAGCATTGATGCTTTATGGGCAAAGCGGATGCGGAAAAACCATGTTGGCTAGGTATATCGCGCATAAAGCAAAACTTCCGTTTTTGAGGATTCAATTTTCAAGTTTAGTTGATTCGCACTTGGGTCAAACACAATCTAACCTTGCAAGAATTTTTGATTATGTGAGAACTGCTCCTTGCGTCCTTTGTTTTGATGAAATAGATGCAGTCGGAATGGCTCGTGGACAAAAAGATGACGTTGGGGAAATGAACCGTGTGGTTATTGCGATTATGCAGGAAATGGACAGATTGCCAAACAACGTGATTATTATCGGAACGACAAACCGATTTGATAGGCTTGACCCTGCACTTATAAGAAGATTTCCGTTGCAATACGAATTAAAGCCGTTGTGCCGTGCGGATGCAGAAATACTTTCTAAAAGGTTCTTTGAATATGCAGGAGCACAATATGAAAACATAGCTTATGAAAATCACGTCCCTGCATCTACGGTTATCAAAGAATGTACAGAACGAATTATAAATCAAGTTCTGAATCAAGAGGATTTCTTGGAGGATTGAGGTATGAAAAAGTTTGTTGTTCTTTTTGAAGGTTGGAATGATAAGCATGACCGTGAATGTATGCGCTATGTTGTTGATGCAGATGATGGCTTTGAAAGTATTTTGAGTGTTGAAGAACGGGCAGAAAAGATGGCTCGAAGCAAACATCCTAATCTGAAAAATTTTAAGACGCTTTACATCAAAGAACTGCTTAACAGATAAAAACTAAGTTCTAAAGTTGAAATGACAAAACCCCTGTGTAGCCGCAACGACCGCACAGGGAGAAAGGAAGAATATGAGCGAAAAGAGTTTACTTGAAAGTCTGACTTGCAGAGAAAAAGAAAAATTTGCGGTTTGCTTTAGATGCCAATGTTGTGGAACGATTGCTTGGGTAAAAGGCAAAAATATGAAGATAGAAGAAAAATTTATGGATAGAAAATTCATGGATGGAAGCTACGTTTGGATTTGCCCGATGTGCAAGTTTGGAATGGAAAGCATCACATTTGCGCCAGTCGAAAATATTTTTGACGAATAACAAAAACAAACCCCTGTGTAACCTCGATTGGTTGCACAGGGGTTTGTTTTACTTATCAGCAATGCAATCCCAATAGAGATACGCCTTGCCATCTGCGGCATCCGCGTCCTCAAGGAACGCCTTTGCCATGTCAGCGTAGAAGCCCGGAGTGTCAACGGACTGACGCTTTGCAACCTGACAATAATCCGAGTACATCATGTTCATGACAGCCCAGAAATCGTTCGGGTCACAGGTGATATTGCGCTGTTTGGCAACGTCCTGTGTCTGTTCCAGCGTCCAGTGACAGCCCTTCGTGCCGTCAGCATTCACCATGCTGTCACACCATTCCTCCGCTTCATCGTGGGTAAGGTGCTGGCGTGGCATCTTGATGGAGCGGCTGTCAGCACCGCCACGTTCGTACTGTCCAGACCGTTTATCCCAGTCGCCGTTCTGCGAGAAGCCGATTTGCGGCATTCTGCGTCCATTCTCCACGTCAGGGTAGCGGGGGATGGGGTAGGGGTCGATGTATCGGTTTTCTTCCTGCGGATAGTAGGGATAGCGGTCGTTACCACCTTCCAGCTTACGCAGACGGCGTTCCATCTCACGTTCCCTGCGGTCACGCTCTTCCTCAAGGCGGTCACGTTCCGGCTCACGGTTTTTGTCGTGGTCACGGAGCATCATCATGCGGCGAAAATTAGTCTTGCCCATAATCTATACCTCCTCAAGAAATGGACGCGGGCGCGCCAGCGTGGGAACGGCAGAAGCAGCCAAGATACTTGAACGTGCCGGTGCCGGTCGCAGACGTTGCAACGCGGGTAGCGTAGCGGGTGCGAGTGTGGATGCTCTCGGCGGTTGCCTGAGCGCAGTTGCAGTCGGTCAGAGGGTATGCGGTCGTACCTGTGCCGATGGTAATGACAACAGGGGCGTTGATGGTGGTCGTGTCCGGGATGCTCTGGGCAACCACGATGCAATACTTCTCTCCGTTCTGGTATGCGCCATCAGGGATATTGATGGTCAGCGTATCGTTGGCGAACGTGACCGCCTGACTGATGACCAAGTGAGAGCAGAGTTTGCAGCTTGTTTTGCAAGCCATAATGTTTTCCTCCTAAAAAATCAGGGGCAGAGGTGTCTTACCCCTGCCCCGATGGTTCACCCGGTGTTATCGGGGAGTGTGTTGGTTAGCAGCAGCCGCAGCAGTTCACGCCCACGTTAGGGTTTGCCACCTGATAAGCGGGAATCGGACGAGGGTTGACCCGGTTCAGGATGGTATCAGTCTGCTGGGACATCACGGTGGTCAGAAGCGCATTCTGACGATCCTGAGAAGCGGCGAACTTGAGGTTCTGGTTCTCAGCGGTCAGAGTGGCGATCTTATCCTGCGTGAAGTAGTCCATCATAGCGCGGTAGTTCGCGTTGCAGTTGTCGATAACTGCGCGGGCATTGTCTGCGATAGCCTGACGGGTAGCGCAGTCCTCTGTTGCGATGGTGTACTTCAGGTCGCCGATCAGCTGCTTGTTCTCGCAGCAGCAAGATGCCAGCTGCGTGGCAAGAGCGGTCTGGCCAGCCTGCCGAGCGTTGCCCTCCTGCATGATAGCAAGGCTGATGGCGTTGTCGCCGTTAGACACGCTGCGTTCCAGGCCGTTTACCAGCTGTGCGTTCTGGTAGCCAAGCTGACAGATGGCGCTGTTCACACCAGCAAAGCCGTTCGCAATGTTGGCGTTGATGCCATTAATCTGCGCCAGCTGGTCATAGCCCAGAGAGCAGATACCGCTCTGGATGCCCGCCAGAGAGCGGGAGGTATCCTGCTGGTAGAAGCCCTCAGACAGAGCCGCGCGAGTGTCTGCACCGCCCTGACCGGTTGCGCCAGTGCCAACCAGATATGGGATGTAGCTGTTCATGCCGTTGTCCCCGCCGTTCCGGCCATAGCCGTTTGTGCCCCAGCCGAAGATGATAGCGAGGATGATGACAGCCCACAGACCTTCGTTGCCGAAGAATCCGCCGTTGTTATTGCCGCCGTCCTGCCCAGCCAGATAGCCAGTTGCAAAATCGTCCATAACAAAACTCCTTTCAGTTTTGCGTTATGCTATCCCACCGCCGTATGCGATGGGCGAAGCCAAACAAATGCGGTTTTTGTCAAGTCCGCAAAAACTGAGAAGCGTTTCGCTTAGAGGGATGATTATTTGGGGATTGTTAAGTCAGCTTGGAGGATTGTCTTTTTTATCTTTCGGGTCGTCCCACGTTTTGCTGACAGCGCCGAAAATCAATCCGAGCATTAAAGGAATCCATATTTTGTCATTGCCACACAGATTGTTGATGTCAAAATCTTTTTCTGGATGGCTGTTTTCAAAATCATCCATTGTAAAGCCTCCTCACTTCGGAAGCGTCAAATTCAGGACGCTTGCCAGCTGGTTCAGGTCGATGCCGCGCTCTTTGGCGAGGTTCTGCGCCATCGTCCGGAGCTGTGATTCGTTCTTTCCCTGAATCAGGTTCAGCCCCTGCATGATGGGTGCGCTCTGCCCACCCAACTGCTGGATAAGCCCCATCGGGTTTTGCCCGGCACGAGCCAGATTTGCAAGCTGCATGATAGGGCTGTGAGTAATCATATCAAATGGAGAGGGCATCGCTTATTCTCCTTTCTTCGCTGCGGTAGCGGGCTTAGAAAAGCTCTTCTGCCATTTTTCCAGTTCATCCAACCTGTGGACTAGAGCGTTATACTCTTCAACAGGCACATACTGCTGTGTCGGTGCAGCGGTCTGCTGCGCCTGTTGTGCTTGCATTTGCCGCCATGCTTCCGGGCTGTAAAACTCCTGCACATAGGATTCGCAGGTGTCCGGGTTGAGCCGCTTGCAGTAGATCACACCGCTGCGTAAGTCCGGGCAGTAGGTCGGTCTGCCGTACAGGTCTGACGGTATCGCCAGAAATTCTTCCCTGCTGGAAACAGGTCTGCCGAGTAACCAACCTCCGTCCTGTGCCGACTGCTGAACAGGCTGCTGCCCATTCATCGGCTGCGGACGCTGCGGCTGTGCCTGTTGCATCTGTGTGTTCGGCAGGGGAGTGGCAAGCCCGACTGCGCCCATGCCGCCGTAAGGATTGACAGGCTGCTGCGGAACGTAGGGTGTTCCGGGTGTCGGATAATAGCTCATAAAACATCCCTCCTTGTGCTCTCAGTGTACCGCATCGGCAAAAAACAAAGGACAACGAAGGTACAACGAAGGACAAAAAAGAAAAGCGCCCACACGGAAAAACCGCATGAGCGCTTAACTATTAAAGGACTTCGCATTGGAAGCAAAACTAAAATATCACGTTTCTGCTTGCAAGGCAAGGGTTTCGACAAAACTAGTGCAAATAAAACAAAATCCCACACTTTGCCTACAAAGTACCCCGCGTGGCACGCAGGGCTTCGGCAAAGCAGGGGATTTCAGATATCCGCCCTCTTGTGCTTCTTCGAGGGGCCGGGTGGATTTGTTGATGTTATTTTACCACAATCAATCTGTTACGACAAGAACCAGTGCGGGGCCGTTGACGCTGACCGCTGCGTCCTGATAGGGCTCGACAACAGTCGTTTCCACGCCCTCGCGTTTGCGAAGCTCTGTAATAAGATTGGCGGTCGGAACATTTTCGAGGTTCACGGTGAGCTCCTTTCGTCTAGCTTTTCATCAATAACTTTCAGCCGGTAGCCTATCGCCGTCCGACTGTAATGTGTCTGTGCTGCAATGTCCGGCAGCGGAAGCCGCTCAACATACCGCAGTAAGGCTATCTTACGGTCTACCCTCCCAAGCGGTGCGCTTTTGATGGCGGCGATCATCCTCTGTCTGTCAAGTCCTCGCAGCGCAGCGGGCAGCACTACGCGAGCCGCCGCCACGGGCAGCACCGAGCCAGAAGGGCTGCGGCAGCTGTCCGGCGTTGCGCACCATATTGCCAATGCTGGCAAACTGGTGACGTTTTGTCACCAGTTTCGTGATGTCACGAAATTGCTCTTGTGTGGCGTACATTTTGTTGGCGTCAACAAAATGCTCGTATGTAGTGCTTGCCATGATATCCTCCTTACTGCTTTTGCAGGGCTGCTCTTGCCCGGTCAAAGAAAAACTGAATCACTTTGCTCATGGTCTCTTCGGTGATTGCCCAGCTGACCAGCCTGCCCCACCGGCTGTTGTTCAGATAGTGGCGCAGCATCTTGACGCACCACGCCTTGCGCTCTGCGCCGCGCTTGGTGCCCTGAATCTCCTTCTCAGCTTGGTCGATGAGGTCAAGAACCAGCGTCCTGACCGCTGCGCCGTAGCCCAGTCGGATAAGCCCAAGAACAAGCGAAACAGCGCCCACAACGATGAGCGCCAGCGCCAGCCACGCGGGCAACGGGGTGAGAATAGTGTTAAGAATGGTTTCCATATGTTACTCTCCTTTCTCTTTTTCGAGGTCTTCGATGCGGTGGTTTGCCACCTTGATCTGCTCTTCCAGCACTGGCACGCGCTGGGCAAAGTTGTTGTGCGCCCGGACTTCGCGGGTCAGCTCTTCCAGCTTGGTTTCGGTGACGGCCTGCTGCTTGTCCAGCTTAGCGTCCATGCTCTTGTCCATGCTCTGAGCGGTGCGGTTGTTGGAGACGATCACGCCGATCAGGCTCAGACCGCCGGTGATGATTGCAACGATGATTGCTTCGCTCATGCGCCCTCCCGAAGACGGGTCAGACCCTTCTTTGCGATGATTTTAGCGTAGTCCTTATAGGGCACAGACAAGTCCACGCCGGAAATCTTGCCCGGTATCGCGTCCACAACACCGGAAATCTTGCCCTTGCTGGTGTACTGCCACAAGCCGAACGGCCAGCCCGGTTCAGGCTTTTTGCTGCGGTAGGCTGCCAGCCACACGTCATAAGGCTTGAGCGCCGCGCCGGTCATGTACAGGTTATCACGGCCAAAGTAAAGCCCGGTGTACAGCATGGCGTAAAAGCCCCAACGCTCCACTGTGCCCAGTGCGTGGGCGGCAATGTCCGTCAGGGTCTGCTTGTCGAGCGGTGCTTGCACATAGGGATCCTCGATGTCAACCGCCACCGGCAGCTGCACTGTCTTGCCGGTAAGCACCTTGCGCAGCAGGGCAAGTTCTGCGTCAGCTTCTGCTGTGTTGACCGCCTTGCAGTAGTAGTACACGCCGCAGGGGATGCCAAGCCGCTGGCACTCGGCGTAGTTGTGGGCAAAATAGGGGTCGATGTACGGCTTGCTGGGCTTGTCTTCCGCGCTGTTACCCAGCGCCCGTAGCATCACACCGGAGACAAGGCCGCTTGACTTGACCTTGTCCCAGTCGATGCGCCCCTGCCAGCGGGAAACGTCCATGATAGGGAGCATGTTATCAGTCCTTTCTTTTTTAGTTTTGTAGAGCCTTAGTTCCGGCAGCGCAGCTCCCGCACCTTAAAGTCCAGTGCAAGCTTGCGGTTGCCGTCTGCCGTAAGGCTGTACTGTTTAATTGCCATCGTATCACGTCTCCTTTTCTTTATATGCGCCGATGTCTCCAACGGCGGTCTCCCGATTGATCCGCTCCGAACCTTCCAGATGGATTGTGAACACATTCTCCGCACTGGTCGCACTGTACAGGTTGAAGATCGGCCGGATCTTGCCTTCGCTTACGTTCAGCACAAGGTTGTTGCCGTTGGTGGTCAGGTTTCCGAATTTACAGCCTGTATCTTCCGTCGTCCACGGATCTCCAATCGCAACGTACCGCAGACTGCCTCCGCCTCCGTGCGTACTGCTGGCCGTGATCTTTATCTTGGTCATCCCGGCCGGGATCTCGAAGATTTCGCTGTCCATCCAGGCATCCGTTCCAGTCGCTGTTATGGTCTTGTCCAGATACAACTTTTCACCTCCGGCGCTTTCCTCCAACTTTTTCAGCGCTGCCTGTACATCCAGAACGGCGGGAGCCGGGTTCTCTGCGTGGCCGAACCACGTTCCGGTTGGCAGCATGCAGCAGTCCAGATTGTTCAGCCGCAGAGTGAATTTCCCATTTTCTCCCAGTTTTGTAGGCACATCTGTTCCGGTGTAAAAGGCGGCGATGTCTCCGCCAATCATGTTGGTAGAAATATCCTCCAGCACGATCTGCCCCGGCATCTCCATCCGGCCATCGAAGAGGCACTGATAAAGGTGTCCTCCATTGCTTACCACATCGCCTACGTTGTACCCGGTCTGTGCAGTCCACGCACCATTCGTGGCGGTAAGGGTGTCATCGTTCTGCCAGATGATATCCCCGTCCACCACTCTGCCGTTGCCACGTACCGGTTCGGCACCGCTTGTGATACCGGCATGTCCGGTCAGCTGGTACACCCAGTCCGTATCGTCCACGGCGCGGGAAATGCAATAAGAACCCAGCGCCCGCCAGCTTTTTGCGCTCCACTTCATTCCAAGAAAGAAAAGTTCGGCATTCCCTTCGATAAAGCTGTCCGTCCAGTTCGTCTTTTGAGGAGGCACATTGCCAAGCGTCCCACCCCGGATCACCTTGTAGAGCCGTCCTTCCGCATACAGCACTCCGCCTGCTGCCACCGTCATGCCCGCTGTAAAGTCAGCAGTCACAAAGGTGTCCAGGGGTGCCACAGCTTCCCAGCTGCACGCATCGAGGTTCTGCGGGTATACGTCCTCGCCTTCCAGCTCCGTGCCGCTCGTGTGGGTCGGACGGTACCCGTTGGAGGTTCCCGCTGCCGTACACACATAGCACAGCGGCGGGATAAAGTAACTACGTTCGGTATAGCAGGTATCTCCAACCGCGTATGCTTTTTTCGCCAACCATTCTCCGTCCGTAACATATTTCAGGGTCGCGCCGGTCTTGCCGTCCACCCCACTCGACACCACAAATTCCACTCCTGTAAAATCCGTTGGCCGGTTTGCTGTGGTCATTACAGGAAGCACGCCGCCCTGCACCACCTCAAAGAAATGGACATTATAAAAATTCGTTGTGCCCTCTGCTGTTTTGTAGCTGTCATACGTGCGTACAAACTGTCCTTTCCGGGCGTCCACTGGCTCGTTTATGCTTCCTTCCACCCAGTCAAAGCCGTATCCCACACATTCCCACGCAAGGGTTCCTGCGCCATCATTTCCGGTATCCCGACAGTGGTCTTTCAGTGCTGTGGGCGGGTTCATGGAAGTCTTGCACTTCCGGCTTCCGGCAATATTCAGATAGACAAGCCGTGTTTCCGGATCATAGGCATAAAAGCTGCATCCTCGTACCGTGATCTCCGGGAACCGCAGCTCCGGCAGTGTCGAGACGGCATCCGGTGAAATATCTGCTCTGCACACGTCAAACTCCTGCAGGGTACTGTCCTTTACATAGGCTCTGCAGTTTTCAATCAGCACCTTACCAGAAAAGATGCGTCCGTAGGTCGTGTTGAACTCCACGATATGTGCGCTCGGGTAGCTGTCCTGTGCGAGAGTGTCAAAGTAAAAGTTGGAGTTCGTGATCTGGCACACGCCACGCCCCTCGCCGATCTGCACCGCATGGTTGAACAGATTGCACTTGTCGATGTAAAGGTTGTAGAAGTAGTTGTGGATGTCGATACGGTTGATGTTCACTCGCTCAAAGTGGACGTCCTTCACGCAGTTCATTGCGGTAGCACCCCAGTATCCTTGCACCGATACGTCGTGGATGTGCAGGTTCAGGCAGTTTGTCGCCCGGATCACATATCCGCTGGTGCCGTTCGTGCTGCCGTCCTTCTTTCCCGCCGCGTTGAAGCCTACGATGTCCGACACTTCCGCGTTGTACACGCCAAACAGATAGATCATGGCGTTTTTAAAGACGGTGTTGTGCAGCTGGCTCGTGTCCGGCTGGATGGTAAATCCCCGGATGTGCGCGCTGTGGCACTTGCACCACAGCACCGTGCAGTACTTGTCGGCGCTCACGGCCAGCTTCACCCGGCAGCCGGTAAAGGTGTAGTGCGCGGCAGGCAGCCGCTCGTACTTCACCTCGAATTTGGAGAAGACGGTCTTGGTCTTTGTCTCGTGGGTATCGTAGTCGGAGTACGGTGCCGCGATCTCCATGCCACCGGCATTCGTCCAGTCCTCGCCCAGCGGGTTTGCCAGCACGCCGTCTGCTGTGTGGAGCAGCAGCTCATACCGCGGGTTGCTGTACAGGTAGCCGTCATCGTCACGCACCGAGTAGGGAGTCTCCTGCAGGTGGATGATGCTGTTCGCGCGGATGTCGCCGCCTTTGCCGGATGGGTCTATCACAAATTTGTCACGCTGCCAGCTTGCCCGGGCGCTCTCGGTCGGCTCGTAGGTCAGGCTCCGTTCGTCGTTGTCGCCCCACAGGTAAAACCCGTACCACGCCGCATTGTCGTCTGTAAGTCGCAGCTCACTTCCGGACAGGTCGATGTTTCCGGAGCAGGTGATAGGTGTATTGTCGCTCTTATGGATGATGCCCTCATGATTTTCCACCCGCACAGGGTAATACCGCCGCTCGGTCTCCGGCTCTACGGTGTAGGTGTCGTGCTGGTACTGGTGCGCCCTGCGGAGCGCCTTGTCGTCGTCCGTCACGCCGTCCAGCACCGCACCAAACATCCGGTAGTTCACCACCTGATTTTGGATCATCGCATACAGGTGCCGCTTTTTCGGGGTCACGCCGTCGTCCTCGTACACCGGGATGGGCTTTCCGTCCGCGTCCGTCAGTAGCTTGTACCTACCGTCCTCGTCCACTTCCGGTGTCCCGTCCGGCCGCAGCACGTAGCGGTACTCCACTGCATCCCGCTCTCCCAGATCCACCGCCCATGGATACGCCGCTGCGCTCCACAGATACTGGCATAGGTATTCTGCTCCGCCGCCATCCTGTGCCTTGTAGTATCCCAGCGTGAGGCAAATACATCCTTCGGTCAGCTGGCTGTCCGCGATCATGGCCGCCCGAGTCGGGTAAAACAGGCTCTGCCCGCTTTCTACCGCCACGATGCCGTCTTCAATGTGGTTCAGCTGCGAAGCGGAAAGCACTTCACCGTCTGCAAAGTTCTGCTTCTGATAACTCATCGATAAATTGCCTCCTCTTCATTTTCGTTGGTTTGCGTAAAAACCGTTTTTGCTTCGGCGCTAACGGGCTCCTCGACTTTTGGGACGGGATTGTATATCAAGTTGATTCCATCCCACAAATAATCTGTATAAAACCCTTCTGTCATTCCTGACAGGTCATCAAACAGAATCTCATCAGGCGGCAGCGGGTTTGGAATAACGCTTTCATGACACCACCCGCCGCCATACAATCGACCATCCAATCCAACTTTGCACTTGAACTTGAAATGTTCCATGATATTTACCTTACATAAAACCGTATAGTTCCAACGGTCGGCAGACCTTATCGTTTTGCTTTACACCATCTCCGCCCGGAGTTTGCAAATCAAACGACCATATTCCGACAACGGTTGTACCAGAGTATGACGATGTTCTTTCGTTTCCGCTGCCAAACGTTATCCCCGTGTCGCTCACTTTGACGGTTCTCCAATGAACGGTATTCCATGGATAAGCATAAGAGTACGTTTGCCCATTAACAGGAAGAACGACCGTAAGTCTACCAGCACCGCCGCCGCTTGCAAACCATGTTCCGTCTTTATTCGTGTCATAAACAAGCATTACAGACGAGTAGGACGAAAGGTCGATTTTTGTTGTTTGCGCAGTGAATTCTCCTATTGGATTTCCAGAAGAATCTTTTTGGTAAGGCCATTCAAAAATCTTGCTGTTGCGAATGCCGTGAAAAGATATGCCACCGCTGTATATAGAAACGCTTCCATATCCATCCGTTATGTCTATACCATTGTCGTTTATAATAACTTTATTGTTTCCGCGAACGACTTGTACGTTTTGACCGGTAATTTGAACTTTACCTTCCCAGTTGCTACGAGTGATAACCAGCCCATTTTCAGGGGTGAACGTTATCATGTTATAAAGCTCTTCTTTTGTTGCACGCTGATTTATCTTTTCGAGGTTTGCCCTGTCTGTTGCCGCCTGTTGGCTTGTAAAACCGCTTGTAGACTGCGTGTAAGAAGAACTTGTGACCGTTTCGCCAGCGCCGGAAATCGCTGTGTTGCAATTCAAAGCAAGCGTAACGTTGGTGACAATGGTATCATGTACAACGCCGTCTTTGTCCTTGTAGCGTATCATGTCCAGCGGGAACAAATACGGTGCAGACTTGATAGTGGCGCTATATGGACGGTATGCAAACCCGCCGCGTGCAGCTTGCAGTTCCTTCAAAACGCCCTCGTAGGCGTTGGTCAGAAAACCGCAGTCACTTAGATCAAGCGTGTAATCTGCTGTGCCAGACAAGTATGTGTTGCCCTTGCCATCGTCACAGGTGAAGCCGGTAATGGTGATGTCGTTTTCCAGCATATCACTGGAATAGCGCTCACTTGCGGTAATTGTCACGCCGGTCTGCTCATACCATTTCAGCACAAGCCGTCCGCTGCCATCCATGAATGCGCAAGTGCCGGTAAGCTGTGCACACCATTGCAAAAGCTGACGGTAGGTCAGCTTCTGGTTTGTGTCCGGCAGACCGCCGATACTAAAATAATGGTTTGGTAGCGCCGAAACGTAAGTTACAAGCGTGACATTGCAGATGGAGCAGATTTTCTGAATAAGCGCGTCAACATGGATAGGGAAGGAGAGCGCGGAAGCGTTCACCTCACGGTCAAACAAGACCATGTAGTCCAATGCAGAGATGCTTATTGTGCTCAGCTTGCGGGGAGGGGTGTCTACAATGAACAAACCGCAGGGGATATACGCAACGTCTTGATCGGAGGACGCAGAACCGAGAACCATGCGTCCAAGAGTGCCCTTGCCAAGCGTTGCGCCCTCAAGGACGCTAGACAGTTTGATGCCTATTTTTACGTTCAGGATAGCGCCCTCAAAGGAAACATCGTTGAACTTGCCATCGTAGTTTCGCAGCTTCAAGGACAGTTCAGACGCAACCGCAGAGCCGACCTCGATTTTACTGTTGGTCACGCAGTACCGGTCAATCTTCAACCCGCCCTGAATGATATCTGCATCGGTGATGGTGAACGTCTTGCTGCCAGCAGTAACCTCAATAAGAGCAGTCTGTTTGTTGCCCTCGTTGAAGGATTTTATGATATCTTGCGATACATTAACCATCAGTGTGCAGCCCTTTCGATGATGTTAAAAGATATCCCTTCCCAGCGATTCATCCGCGAATTATACATAGGAACAGCACGGTCGCCAACGTAGAACTCGCTGGTTTTCCAATCGCCAGCCATTGCATCAAGATAGGTAACGTTGATGTATTCCGGGTTGAACGCTTTCAGGATGGCAGCGGCTTCTTTTATCGTGGTGTACTTCCATTCCAGTTCCAGCTTGACGCACTGTCCAAGACGTTTCTTGTCCATCTTGTTATCTTCTGTACGTCCGGCATCAGATGCTGAAATGTCCTGTAACCGCCACTGATAAGAAGAGGGGCATTTAAGATACTGCCCATCCACGCTCCGAATCGGATTGTACTGGTCAAGTTCCATAAATGCCCCTCCTTTAAGTACCTACCGGGATAATTGTTTTGCCGTTGCGCTGGTTCGTTCTGTTCACAGCCTGATAGAAGCTGGACACGTTGACCTCTGCGCTCCCTTCCTTCTCAAGCAGAGCCTGCAACAACTCATTTTGACGGCGCAGGAGCTGGTTCTGACGCTCCATTGCAGCTTCAACACCTTCGCGGATGCCCTCAACGATTTGGTCATTGTTGGCAACTGCTGTGTGACCGCCCAGAGAGCCGACCATCTCTGCACCGGCTTCTCGGGCGATGAACAGCTGACCGGCATCGGGGAAGCCGCCGTCCGCAAAACCGAAAATCTTCTTGCCAAGATTTACAAGCGCTCCGATTGGGGACAAATCCCAAAGGGTGTGCTTTGCGGTTTCCAAGAGTTTTGTACCAGTAGATTTGTTGGAATCGCTCCAAGTTCCTATCATGTCCTTCCACCACTGCATACCGCCAGCAGCGCCAAGCCCAACGCCAACACCTATACCACCGTATGCTCCAAGATTTGATAGAGCGCCACCGGAAGCCGCTGTGCTACCGACCGCTCCAAGCACGTTGCTTCCTGCCGAGCCAGCAGAAGAAGCGCCGGCGCTTCCGATACCGAGCTTTTCTTTAAACCAGTTTATAACCGCAGCGCCCTTCGACAAAATGTAGTCAAAACCATCAGACACGATTTTGCCGATGCCACTGTCCTTGCTGAACAGGTCACTAAAAAACGTTTTCAAGCTTCCGTATGCCTGTTTCAAAGCGGGAACTTGGTCGATGACCTCGCCAACTTTGGTTTTCAGGTTATTAAAGGTGGTGATAACGTTTTTTACGCTATCAATGGTATCGGACACGTTCTTGACAGCAGTGGAAACCTTGTTAAAAACAAGGTACACGCCCTCAAACGCCTTTTGGATGGCAAGACCAGCAGCTCCAAAGAAGCCGTTGTACTGGTACTCGTTTTCAATCTCCGCAACGCTCTTTTTCACAAAAGACCGGATATCAGAGACCGCGCTCACAAAACCATCATGCGTGTTCAGGATGGACTTCGATGCAGCGGTAAGGGCGTCAATGGAGGATTTAAAGCCGTTTGAGATGTCTTTGCCCGCCTTAGTGACAGCGTTGATGCCATCTGTGAAGTCGCCCAAGTCGGTTTTCATCTTCTTGAACCAGCCGCCAAAGCTGTCGTTGGTGGTGCGCATCGTGCGTTTCAGCGCGTTTGCAGTTTCCATCATGGATTTACCGCTTGCGTCAACGGAAAGGCTGATAGAGCCATCGCCCAATCCGTAGTTTTCGTCTGCCAGCTGAGAGCCGATGGTCTTTACCGCGTCAGACACGGACTGGATGGCGTTCACCGCAAGGTCTTTGGTGGCTAAGACGCCGTTCACAAGACCTTCTATGAGGTAGACACCGTAGCCCTTGAAAACTTTGGAAGGGGAGTGGATGCCAAGTTCAGTCTGTGCTTCTTCTTGGATTCCGTCCGTTACAACCTTGACAGCATCATCCGCAACGCTCTTTTTGCCAACGATGCCTTTTGCGATGCCATCTATGATGTTTTTGCCAACGCTAACAGGATTGAACTTCGAGATTTTTTCAATCAGTTTTCCGAACCACTTCACGGCTTCTTTAATTCCGTTGATAACGTCAGCAATCAGAAGGATGAACTTTTCCGCGAAATTTCCGTTCGCTGCAATTGCCAACCGGTCAGCTTCATTAACGCCACTTGTAATCCAACCAACAAAAACGCCTATATTGTGGATTGTTTGGGCAATGCCCATCACAAAATTTTCAATGAAGTTGCCATTCATCTGCAAATCCAAGCGGTCTGTTTCGGAAACTCCGTTTTTAATCCAACCAACAAAGATTGCAATATCGTTAATGATGTTTCCAATCGCGGTAACGGCAGCAGCCGCAAAGTTTGCAACGCTTTCGCCAATAGACTTGAAGGAATTGAACCAGTCGGTTTCCATTCCAAAGGCAGTTTTCTGATTTTCACTTCCAAGCCCGCGAACGGCTACGGAAATAGCTTCAAATCCTATAACAGCAAGACCCGCAACAGGATGACCGGATACGATAAGTCCGATGCCAGCAAGCGTTGTAACTAAATCCCAAACGTCAAGGTCGAGCTTCTTCACAACTTTTGAAATGGAATCAAACGCGGAAGAGATTCCTTCCTGCCAGCTTTCAGGGAGCAAATTCAGGATAGATTGCCCAAGATTGGAAAGAGATTCTTTCAGGTATTCAATGGATTCTCCGAGTTTCCCATCGGTAAGTGATATGTTCCAACCCTGTTTGAATCCTTCTGCTGCGAGGTAAACAAGCGCCCTTACACGCTCAAGACCTTTTCGGAATTTCTCACTATTCTGATAAAGGCTTACAAACCTTGCAACGATAATGCCAACGGCAACCGCAGCTGCCATTATCGGGTTTTTCCAAAGCTTCAAGACTGCTTCAATCAAAGAACCTTCGCCTTTGATTTTCTCAAGAGCGGTAAGAACCGAGTTGCTAATTGCCCATGTCGCGAACCCGGCTGCAATTCCAGAGATGAGCGGAACCAGCTTTTCAAGTTTTGCCTTGATTTCATCAACGGAAGAACCAACGTAGTTCTTGAACATATCGTAGCCGGACAGGTCTACATCGCCCAAGATGTTGCCAGCTGCGCCAGCACCAGAGCCGGAACCACCGGAAGAGCCATTGTCCTTCTGGATGACGTTCAATTCATCAAAACCCATGATGTAATTCTTGAACGCCTTTGCAGCCTTGCCGGTCGCTTTGGTGGTATTGTCCATCGCATCCGTGACGCCACCAACAGCATCGCTTGCGCTGCTAAAGTCTGGGAACTCCACCTTCACGCCCATTAACGATGCAATGCCAGTGACAAGTTCTTTGACTAGTTCAACGGCTGCGATCAGCGGCGGGAGGATAGATTTCAGGGCAGGGTAGAGCAAAGAACCAACGGCACGAGCTAGACTGTTCAGCTGTGCCTGTAAGATACGAATCATATTGGCAGGGCTGGACAGAGTGCGGGCGAAGTCTCCCTGTGCATCGGTGGTCTGCTTCATGATGGCAATGTACCGCAGAACAGCCTTATCAGCCTGAGACAGGGTAGAAACGCTCTGCGAATAGCCAAGATTAAGCAGTTCCTGTTGCAACCGTGCGTTAGAAATATCGACACCCAGACGGCGAATCGGTTCAAGTTCGCCGGAGATAGCCGCCTGAATCTTCGTAAAGGATTCCGCAACAGGGATATTCTTCAAAGAAGCGAGGTCGTAGCCAAGCTGCGTCAGGTTCTTGGACAGCACATACGCTTTGTCGCTAGCCAGACCAAACGAAGTGGTCAGGCTCTGAATCGTTGCCATGTTGTTCATGGCTTCGGTGGGGTCGATGCCAAGCAGGGTCTCCATCTTGTTGATGAACGTGCTTGCTTCTCCGGTCAGCCCCTTCATGGACACGCCAAACAGGTTTGCAGCTTCATAGTAGCTATTGAACTTCTCCGCTGCGTTGCCAAGATAGGTGGCAATGGCTTTCAGCGAAACCAGCTTGGCCATGTTCCGCATGAAGCTGTTCATCTGGCTGGACAGGCTCATGTAGCTTTTCTTCTGCCGTTCGTTGGCAGCAGTCACACGATTTGACTGTGTCACAACCTTGCTCAACTGCGGCGGTAGCTTTGCAAAGGCATTGCCTACCGTTTCAAGCTGAGATGCAAGGGGAGTAAGAGCGGTGGATATCTTCTGGCAAGAATCCGCAAAAGAATCAAGGTCTGCCGCTTTTAGCTTGTCGGTCAGGTCGGGCACAGTGCCAATCGCCTTGAACGCGCTGCCAAGCGATTTCAAGCCGGAAATATCCAAAATGGACAGGGGTGCAAGAGCATTCGTCAACTGCGTGATGCTACCGGACATGGAGTAGAAGTCCACGCCGTTCAGAGCAGATACCGCGTTTGGAATCTTCTTGATGGCATTTACAACAGAGTTAACGCCCCTCACGCCAGCGGTCGTGTTGACAGAAGAGATACCATTCAGGAAGTTTGTGACCTTATCCAGACCGGAAATACCGGCAGACGACTGTTTCAGCGCGGAAATGGAACTAGACAGCTTATCAAGGCTAGAACATACCTTGCCTATACTACCTTTTGTACGCAGTTTGGAAATAGCGGTAGCAAGCTTGTCGATGTTAAGCTCTGCACCCTGCGATTCCGCAGAGATTTCTACGGATAAGCTTGTAATATCAACATCAGCCATTGCTACCACCGTCCTTCTGATTCATCATAGAGAACATTGCACTCTTGATGCGTTTCTGCGCTTCCAGTGCGCGTTGGTATTCGTACTCGTCCTGCTCTTTCTGGGTGAGAGGAATCGGCCTATCCATGTACTTGATGGGGCTAGACCCTTTCTTGCGGAACATATTGCCAACCGTAGAGGAAAGCGCAGATGCCGTGTAGAAGCCATTTCTCCACGCTTCAACATTGGCTCTGCGGGCGCGTAGTTCTTCCGCGTCTCGGTAAACCTTTGCCAGCCAGACGTCATCACGCCAGAACTGGTCATAGGTCATGCCAATGGAGATGTAATAGGTTTCTACATCGTGGAACAGCTTAGACACAGAGAATGGCTCTGTATGGCTGTCCGATCCCTGAGACTGTGAGGTTACACAATCTCCCACGTTGCGTTTTTTGCGGTCTTGTCCTCTTCGTCAGTGGCAATCAGAGACTTGACGGATTCTGCGTACATTTCCATCAGGGCGGCCATAAGACCTTCCTTGTCCTCGATGTGGTCAAGCATATCGTCAACCGCATTGCGCTTGATGCCCTTGTTGCGAGCAATGAATGCGCCGTAGAACAGAGCCTTAGTGTTTTTAACAGGGTTGATGCCATTGGAGAACTCGTAGATCTGGAAGCCGTTGCGTTCGGTGGCTTCGGCGCTTTCGCGGGTGAAGGTCAGCTCGTAAGTGTTCTTGCCATCGGGGGAATGAAAGTTGATAACCTTAGCAGCCATAATAAATGCTCTCCTTTATAAATAGGAGCAGAACCAAATCCGTTGTTCAGTTCTGCCCAGTTTGATTGATTCGATTTTTGCGGATTAGCCGCCATTAACGGTCAGGCTTTCGCTGAACTTCGGGGTAGAGTGGAAGATGCAATTGATGGTCATTTCCACAACCTCGTCCACGCCAAAACCAGACAGACCGACCTGGTGCATACCCTGCCAAGTGAAGCCGGAACCGTCCTGCATTTTCAGGGCGTAGTACTTGTCTACGTTGCTCTCAGAGGTATCGTCATAACCAGCAGCCTTGACGGCGGCGTAGTCGGTCTTGTTGTAGTTGGCGGTAAAGGCTTTGGTGTCAGCCTGAACGATGCCAAAAATCTGCTTCTGCATACCATCAGACAGGGTGGTTGCATCCAGAAGGTTCGGGTCGGAGATCAGGTCGGGCACATCCTTGATGTCGCACAGCTTCGTCAGAGTTGTTGCGCTTTCGCCACAGTAAAGGGTAGTGTTCAGACCGGAGATAGCAGTACTCATAGAATGTTTACCTCCTTAGTTTCGGTAAATCATTCCGTCCTCTCCGATTGTTGCCCCGTAGCTGCAATCAATCCGATAGACGGAATTGTTATACAGCCCATTCAACGGGGCAAACGATTTGCGATAAAATTTAAGCGGTTCAAGAACAGAATCCACGATTCCAACGATGGAACGCGCTTCTGCAATGCGACCGGTGTTCTTGTTAGAGTAGACCCGCACACGCAGAGAAACGGCAGCGTACTTGCTGTGACCGGCAGAATCAATGTGCACAGGAAGGTTGCTATTTTCCTCTATCTGCACACACGGAAACTTTTTGACGTTGCTGTCATTGATTTCGCCAGTGACAAAGATGCCGGGGACTTGCTTTCGCAGTTCCTTAGCAACAGCCGTGAAGATAGAATTGAAATAATCGATCAACTATTCCAAACCTCCCTCCACGTTGCTTCAACTTGAGAAGCCATTTCCTCAACAGCCCCCCACATAGCCATAGCTGCATCGTTACCGCTGGTGTAATTCAGCTGACCTTTGCCGTCTACTTCCTTGACAGGTGTGCCAGCATTGCCGGTTTCGCCGTAGTAGTACCAACGCTTATGCTTGCCGTTTTCCTTGCCGTATGTGCCGTGCTCACCCACACCATTAGGAAGTTCGCCGCCATAAGCAGAGTGCATAACGCCAGTACCAAACTCGATAAAAGCAACCGATTTGCCCTCAGCAATAATGGAACAGGCGGCTCCGTTTTGCTCAACATGGCAAGAAACATCGTTGCTACCAGCATACTGTGCGTTCGCAAAACGAATTTTTGCCACGTCAAGTCCTTTATCAGCCAACGCCTTTGCAAACTCCTGCGCCTTTTTGTTCAGGGTGGCCTTGTACTCCTGTATCTGACGTTCCGCATCACGAAGTCCAGCATCGCTCAACCTCACTTTAATTTTCACTTGCAGCCACCTCTTTCAGCGCATACAGCGTATCCGTGATATGCTCTGCAACCTTGGCCACAGTGAAATTGAAGGGCTTTGAAACGTCTGTCTGAAACCAGACGTGTGTGCCTTCATAAAGCGGTGTATTGCGCTTTTTGCTGGACGAACTGACAACGTAGCTATAATCCGTAAACGCTCCAAAAGGGTTTGCTTCCGCAGAACCAGTAGGCGGGCTGACGTTCAGCATCAGCTTTGCGGGGTCACTCCACGTCTGCGATGTTTCGCCGGTTTCGTTTCCCCACTCGTCAACAACAGGCGTTTTTCCGCCAACCGGGTTTGAGTACCACAGCGGGCGCTTATCCAGCGGGCTTCCATTAAACATCAGCCGATAACACCTACTCTCGGAACTACTTCATTTAGCAGGGACTGTGCCACATCGGAACTTTCCCACACACGAGTAATGCCGTTGTTGGTATAGCTCGTCTGTCCGTTTGCGCCGATATGGTTGTACAGTTCCGCTGCAATGCGTATCTGCAACGACTGATACTGCAAGGGCAACTCGTCCGGCCTGTTGCCGAATGGGTAGCCCTGTGCAAATATCTTGTCTTTGGCAAAATCAAGCAGCAGGTCGAAGAGTGGGTAGTCCTCGTCCGTGATTTCACGGTCAAGTGCAGGGGCAATGTACTGTCCCAGCTTGACTGCCGCTTCGGAATACTGGTCTCCCATGCTGCTTTCCTCCTTTCGCCTTAGTAAGCCTTGATGCAGTACACAGCGTCCATGCGCTCAAAGGACGGCAGGACGATTTCAGAAGCATAGACGTTGGCGTTGACCGGGTGAATGGTCAGCTCAGTGGTAATGGCAACGCCAGTATTCACGATGGACACGGATGCACCAGACTGACCAGACAGCAGGTCGGCTTCCTCAGGAGTAGTGCCGTACCAAGTGCTGCCCAGAGCGCCGGACGGAGCAATCACAACCATGCCGTCAGGCAGATACTTCTCACTCGCGCTGTACTGGTCTGCCTTGAACATCTTGTCATACAGATGGATGGTCAGACCGGTTGCAGATTCGATAATCTGCCGTGCTTCGGCATCCAGCAGAACGGCGTTTGCCTTTGCGGTGACCGTCATGAACCGATTCTTCACCTCGTCCGCAGCAATCATGTTGCGGAAGGTAGCGGTGTTCATGTACACTTCGGTCACGACCTCGCCAACGCTCGCCAGAACAGAGTCCTTTGCGGCGTTCAGGTCAGCAATGGGAGTGGCAGTAGCAGCAGACCACTTAGACTTGGCGACACCACTGATATCCTTAAAGTTTGTGGACTTCCAGCCGCCGTCCGGGTCGTAGTTGTAGGTGTAGTTCACGCCGTTTGCCTTGATGGTGATGCCAGGAACGCCATTGGCGGGAGCCAGCAGCTGCCAGATCATGCGCTCAGGAACGATACGAGCGCCAGTGATAAGCTGTGCGGTGTCATCGTACAGACGGTTCATCACATCACGAGCATAGGGGTCGTTGCTGTCCAGAACACGCAGGATTTCCTGACGGTCTTTCTCTCCCAGATGGTAGCCCTCACGGAAGAACGGCATCTCGGTCTCATCGAACTTGAAGCCCTCACGGGTACGGAACGTAGCCTTTGCATCAAATGCGCTGGGCATCAGGGACACACCAACGCCCTTGTGACCACGCAGCCACTTCAGGTCGAGACCGGCCTTCTTCTTGGCGGGAAACAGTGCATCAGATGCAAAGGGCATCGCATTGGTAGGGTCATTCGTCCAATAGGCGGCAATCGCAGCCGGGGCAAAGACTTCCTTAAGATTCAGTGCCATGTTGTTTTACCTCCTATTAAGCGTTCACGCTGATGTTGTCACGGCAGAAGATGCCGGGGACGGCGGTCTTGAGTTCCTTGATTGCGTCAGCGTCAAAGGTGAAGCCAGAACTTGCCGCTGCCTTCTTGGTGTCGATAACGCCACGAATCAGCAGGGAAGCGTTGGGGTTCTCTGCCGGGTCAACGTCATAAAGCAGGATGCCGTCAGCGTTGATGGTCTTAGAGCCAGTCTCGCCAGCGGCAACAGCTTTCTTGCCAGCCAGCGTCATGGGATAGCCAGCCTTAACCGCAGCAGTTTCGGTCACGGTAAAGGGGATAGCAGTGTAGTCATTGGAAGCAAGGATGGTATCGTTGATTCCGTTGACCGTGTTTCGGGTAAACTTCATGTTTTCCTCCTTGTTAATGGAAAGCACTCATTGCGTCACTCGATGCCTTAGAAGTATTTGCGTTCTGCTGTGCAAGGCTCTTCGCAAACGCCACGCCCTCACTGTCAGAACCGCCCTTGCCATCCGCACCCGGAGGTGTGGGCATATCCTTCAGCAGAGAAGCCTTGTATGCGGTGTCATGGGCGGTCATAAACTCCGACTGGAACTTAAACACCTTGTCCATGTCACCGTCAGCCAGCGCAGACGCAGCCTTGTTGGCAAGTTCAGCGTCATAACCCTGTGCAACGAACTTCTCACGGTAGGATGCAAGGGTCTTTTCCTTGACGAGGTTTTCCTTGTCGGCAGTCAGAGCTTCAATCTGCTTCTGCATTTCTGCCAGCTTATCAGCCTGTTCCTGTGCGGCGTTCTCGTCATCGGTGCGCTTTGCCTTGAGCTGCTTCTTGTACTCGGCTGCTTCACCGTTGGCTTTCGTCACGGCGTTGCGCAGCTTCTCAATCTCCGCGTTAGGGTCTGCAGCCTTTTCAAGCGCAGAAACAATTTCATCGGCGGTCATGCCCTCTTTGTAGGCATCACCAAGTAACGCTTTGTAGTTCATATCGTTAATTTCCTCCTGCGTTTTTTTACCGTTGCTTCCCTGCAACGCTGCGAAATTTGTATCCCGGCTTCCCTGCCGT